GTCACCTGAAAATGTTTGTCGTTTAATCTCTCCGTTATCCATAACGAAGGCGACACTAACACAAATTATCTTTGCGAATTCGGGAACCAAAGCGGTCCTTTTAGCAAAAATCTCATCTAATGATGATTGAGAGTCTTCAGGAAATCTTTTTTGAAACCAATCAATATATTTAATGAATTGTTCTGCAACTTTAGGATTACTTGTTTTACAAGTCTCGTAATCTTTACACCCACCTACAGTTTCAATATCTAAGAATAAGATTTTGGTAATTGGAATTTTAATCATAATTTATTTTTTTATTTCGTTAACAATTTCAGGGTTTTGTTTGATTGTTTGTATAGTAATTAAATCTTTAATTTTGGTTGTAGACCAATTATGTGACCTAGTTGTATAAATCACTTTAATAGGTAAATGGTCTCCCGTGAATCTTTTACCAATATAATCATCACCTAAGATTCTAATGTCAGGTTTGTAAAATTCCATTAGTTTTAGTAACTCATCTTCGGTTTGATATGTAACAACCTCATCAATATACTTAATCGCCATTAAAGTCTTATAACGTTCGTATACAGGAACAACGGGTTTATATTTGGTAAACCTTGTTTCCGATGGGTCAATTTGTAAAAACACCATAAAATAATCACAGTGTCTTTTAGCTTCTTCAAATGTGTATATATAACCTGGGTGTAATAAATCAAAATTACCCGCAGTAAATCCAATAATTCCTTTAGTGGTATCCATATTAAACTATACTTTTATAAAATTCTGCTCTTGTTTTAGTAACATTATTTAAGTCGTAGGTATCCTTAACCGTTTCATATAATCTTTCTCCCAAATCAGTTACCAAGTTTCTATTTGTTTTAAGTTTTTTAATAAACTTATACCAATCACTATGATTTCTATTTTCATTAACTAATAGTGCATTACCATCAGAAAATTCACCATTTTTTAACGCGTGTTTCAAATCTAAAGTGTACGGACCAATTTCTGAAGCGATTAACGCCTTTTTATAGAATCCTGCCTCAATAACCTTTAATTGAGATTTCATACGATTAAACATTGTGTTTTTAATAGGAGCCAAAGATACATCAAATTTTGAATAATTCTTAGCATAAGATTGTACAGGTCTTGTCCAAACTCTAACATAAGGTTGGTCATATTGATTCGGAAACTCTTCTTCTTTAAATTTCATTAAGTAATTAATGTAATCCTCACTTAACCCCATTCTATTTGTGGTTACAATCTGTTCGTACTTATTCCAAACAGTTTCTTCAGGTCTAATAGGTCTTTGTTTTTGTTCTCCCGTATCTCTATTAATTTCTGTAATAGTACCTCGAGTGTCAAAACCACATAAGTAAATTTGTAAGTCTTTTCTATCTTCTAAATTAAATTTAGATAATGAACCTTCGATTAGTTTTAAATCGTGTAAGTGAGAAGACCCACCTAACCACCCAACTCGTAATTTATCGGACTCTAAGGTTGGTTCGTTAAACTGAGGTTCTTTTGGGTCGATTGCGTTTGGTAAAACAATAACATTCTTATTTATTTTTCTAATTTCATTAGCAAATAAATTCGTTGTTGTTGTAACGTATCTTGCGGCCTTTAAATTCGCAACTATTTTTTCGTGAATTTTATGATTTTTAATTAAATCGTAGATTGGGTGTTCAGGACCTGGCATCCAATAATCATCAATATCAACAATTGTTATAATACCCATATCGTTTAATGTCTTAAGGAGAGTAGGGGTATTATCGTAGTTTTGACCTACAGTACGATGAATATGAACTATTTGATATTTTTTCCAATAATTCAAATCATCCACTTTTGGTGTATAATCGATATCTACGTGAAAATCTTCAGGATATAATTTCTGTAAAAAGATGTGAGGGTCAACTGACCTAAATTTTCCAACACCTGTTTTGTCGGATGGTAGTACTAATACGTTGATTTTAGCCATTCTATTTGTTTTCCATAAGAATAACAAAAAAAAGGCAATAAAGAAAGTTATTTTAGTTTTTTGACTTTAGATATTTTACCTTCAAATAGGTGTTTACCAACCTTAATCATCATAATCTCATCTGATTTTGAAGTACTCTCAGTTATTAAACCATTCTCTTTTAATACCTCCTGAACAACTTCTTTCATCATTTTTCTCAAATCAGTGTTAGATGGTGTTCTTTGGGATTGTTCTTGAACTGGTTGTTGTGGTTTGTTAGTACCCATTAATTTAGACGCCTTCTCAACTAACTCATCACTTAAGACTGATGTGTTACTTGCGGATAATGGATTTACTGATTGAATTGGGTTTTCCATCATTAATCGTTTAATCTCATCAGGTAATTTTGAGTTTAAAATTCTATCTTTAGTCGGTGGCGCGTCATCAATTTGTTTTGGTATATTTGATTCTGAGACATATTCATTAGGTATATTGTAATTCGCTGATGGAGCTTCATAATTCTCAACCACAGGGGTTTGATAATTAGTAGTTTGGGGAATTCCTCCTCTACCAATACTATTATGTTTGTCCATAATGGCTTTAGATATTGCCAATTTTTGCATTAAGTCACTCATATTATGCTACGTTTTCTTGTGGTGGATTATCGAATTTTGCGTTCAAGATTACTTGAGCCATCGTTTTATCTCCATTAAAATTATAACCAGGTCTTGGTTCATTGTAAACTTCTCCTGTGGGTTTTGACGATAATATTTTGTCGAGTCTAAAAAGTCTCCACCCTGGTAATGGTTGTTCTCCCTTATAACCTGTGTGTGAAGAACCTTCTTTATCCCAGGCTCTAACCACTTTATTATTAGCTTTACTAATACCGATACAAACTGGTTCTATTTCACGTAGTCCTCGACCACCTGGCTCATCACCATCGTAGTATATAATCACAACTTTTCTTTGTTTTATCGCATCAATAATATCCTCATATGATGCGGTTTCTGTGATTAGTTTAGTAAATGTGGTTAATAGTTTCATTAAAAATCAGGATATGTTTTTGATGAATTAAATTTGTTAATTTTGATTTCACTTTTTCTTTCAACGTTATCAACACTACTACCCGCAAAAGTACTGTAAACATCTAAATCTCCACCCGTACCCTTACCTTGTTCATCTCCCGTTGCCAAAGCGTCAGGGTTAGTTGATGAATATGAATTTGTTGAATTGTAGTTGTTCTTAGGAAAAAGTTTTTTTCTTTCCTGTTCGGCAATCTCAGTTAATGAGTTCTTTTCAGTTTGTGCCAAATCAATAGGTTCTTGTTGTGACATAATTATATTATTTTTGAAATTATTTCGTTTATTCGTTTTAAACTTTCGGTTATTTTAATATCATCATTATGTGTGTGATGACTTTTACTTGGTCTATTCATATTAGATAACCCTTTAGGGTCATTATCTTTTGGACTTTGATTAAATGAATTAGATAATCCACTTTCTTTTCTTGCGGTTTTAGAATTCTCTAAAGAATTCCTATCAGAATTTAAAGTCTGATTAACCCAATTTAACATAGTATCACCGCCCAAAGAATCCTTCTCACCATTTTCAATTCTATGTTTAATCTTTTTTAGTAAAGAGTAAGACACATTACCTTTAGACAATAAATTACCAATAGTCTCTTCATTAGAATGACTTTGTAAATGCTTTGTGATATGTTCAGGGATTTTATATTCTTTCCCGTATAAATCTTTATTCACTCTTTAACATTTTGATTAATTGATTTATTGTAAGTCCTTCTTTTTCCGCCATTTTTTTAAGAGAATCTACATTCTTCTTAATAATTTTAGAAGCTTTATCTTCCTTTTCACCCAACTCACCATCAGAATTTTTCCTATTCAATAAGATTTCGTCAATAGCTTTAATCATCTTCTGTCTTTGAATTTCAGACAAAGTCATTCTATCAATAAACCCTTTTTTGTTTCTAATCTTTTTAGGTGCGTTTTTTGTTCTATTACCTGAAGGGTCTTTACCGAACTGTTCAGTTCTTTCTTTTGCTTCGTCAGGTTCCATCCCCATTTTTTTAACCAAATAATTGAACGTTTCTTTACCATCCATATCTTTAGTTTCCTCATACCCAAACGCTTCGGAATAATCAACTTCATTCACAACATTAGTTTCGTCTGAAGTAGACTCACCATAATATCTTCTATATCCTCTAGTAACAGGATTACCTGGCATTCTTGTTGCGGGTACAATTTTATCGGTAATATTTTTCTGAGTTAACCCCCAATTAATTGGTGGGTATTTAGAATTATTCATTGTTCCGTCATAATCAACTAATTCCTCAATTTCAGATTTTTCTTTTGAAATTGGTTCAAAATATTTTTTAATTTGTCCTTTGGTTTTTATTTTTTTGTTTTTAAGTATCGATGAAATTCCTTTTTTAACTTTTTCTAAATCTTTTTTATCAAAGTCAATTTTTTCGTCTTTCTTTCTGGACTCTACCAAAGTATCCGCAATAGAATAGTATAACGATATTTTATCGCTTTTTTCCGTAATGTAGAAATAATATGGAGTAATAAAATACTCTGTATTCGTTTGAATCATTTTACTTTTTACATATAAATACTGCGATACAAGGTATTTATCATAGAATTATGGCCTATCAAAATATAAACCAGTATAATTTTAAGAAGTGGTACCTTCTTAACAGGTCCGAGATACAGGATTTTTCCTTATCATCGGACGAAAGAGACTATAAGGAGGAAGTTATTTTCTCCCCAAACCTTATTGCTGAAAATGACGGGAATAGGTTACCATTTAGTTTTGATTTAGATAATCCGAACAATAGTGAGTTGTTTGTATTGAATTATAACGCCTATAATCCATACAATAATTTAATTTCTTCTAATTACTATAATCCAAATAATATTGACTTAACTTGTTATAGCTCACAAACAATTTGTGATATTGGGTTAACAGGTATTGATAACGGTCTTGTTGACCAAATGACAGGCGAGACCATTACAACTACTGAAGGATTATTGTCGGACTTCCAAAAATTCGATAGATTATCTTTCGATAGAAGATTAAAACTACACCAAGTTACAGGATATACATCAGACCCTAATATTAGATTTTCTGGGTTACAAAAAGACATATCATATAACGTTGTATCAAAGATATCCCCAAAAATTGGTGTATATCACGAATTATATGGAGGATTTTACCAAGGTTTTTATAAATTATTTGGATACGATTATACTTTGTTTCCTGAAAGGGTTAATAAAGGTTGGTCGGTTGAGGTTTTACTTAAACCAAGATTTATTGATGAATTTACACCTCCTTCTAACCAAACAACTTTAAATAACTTTTATCCTAATAATAAGGACCTGTTCTTTTATTTAGGTACAAGAGCTGAAAATAAATTTTATCATAGTGCCAATGGGAGTCCTTTATCCGACCCTACTTATGTTAGGGTTACCGACCCACTAACTTGTCTTAAGACTTGTGGTTGCGCCAGTACCGCAATTACTAATTCTAATTGTATTTCGGTTTATCAAACTACTGAGACACCTGTTTCACCTGAACCTAATTGCGAATGTGGATGTCAGGAAACTCCTGTTATCATAGGACCTGATAAGGACCCAAAATTAGATGACTTATCAAATGCGATTGCATTTAAACTTTGCGGTGACCCACATAATCCTCAAATTGGTGTTAGAATTTTAAGATTTACAGGAGACTGTGTTACCACAGGAACCTGTTCAACCACAGGTGTTACATATCAAACAGGTTACACTGTAGATAATTTATGTACACCTAAAGGAATTTATGATTTTTGTGAACAAGTTAATCCTGCGTTTTTACAACAAGAACATTGGGTTCAATTGGATTTGGTTTGGGAAAGATACACTTGGTTTGACACTTGTGACTTGTGGTATAAAGGTGGTTTAGGGTTAATAAGTGAAGACCCATATTTATTTTCATTAGTTAACGAATCTGTTAAATTAATTCAACCTAAATCTGACGTAGGTCCTGATATTGATAAAAGAATTGAGGTCGTTAGATTAAATGAAAGATGGTTAATTGAAAAAGAGTTTAGAAAAGGACGAATTAAAGTTTACGTTAATGGTAGAATATTCCACACCTTTGAGGATATTGAAGAAATAATACCGAGAGCTTTAGATACTGAAAAGGAAAGACAAGTCGGAGTCCCTTACAACGTATCTTGGGGAGGAGGTACTCAAGGGTTACATAATAATTTAACATTTACAGGATGTCCTGAATCATTAACAGGTTTAGTTTATCAACAAGACCCAGAATGTTTACCGAATAACATATTACAAGGTACTTCATTATCAGGGTTAACAACCAACATTTTATTAGAACAAAATTTTGCAGGGTCATTTGATGGGGGTATATCTCAGTTTAGAATGTACACCGAACCCTTATCTGCAGATGAGGTTAAACATAACTTTTTACTATTAAAAGATAAGTTTGAGTTATTTGATTTTGATTGTCCTAATTGTACAGTAATAATCCCTATTACAACAACTACGACTACAATAAATCCCATTACGACAACTACAACTACAATAAATCCTATCACTACAACTACAACTACAATAAATCCTATCACTACAACTACTACAACAATAATACCTATTACAACCACCACAACTACTTTTTATCCCACACCTACCCCAACCCCTACGATAACTCCAACCGTAACGCCAACCCCAACAGTTACTCCAACCCCAACAGTTACTCCAACACCTATTGAAAATTGTTTCTTATTACAAGAAAACGGTTTTTATATTCTACAAGAAAATGGTGACAGATTAATAATACAATGTAATTCAACACCACCAAACGACATTAATTATTTGATTATACCAAATAATGATATTGATGGTAACAATATATTAAATAACGATTTAAAAGGAGACTATATCCCTAATAATGATTTAATCGGAGGGTTTATCCCTAATAATGATTTAAGTGGAAGGTTTGTCCCTAATAATGATTTAAGTGGTAAATTTGTACCTAATAATGATTTAAATGGAAACAATATTCCGTTTAATGATTTCTATGACAATCACATACCAAACGATGGATTAGGTTCTGAAATAATACCAAATAACGATTTAATTCCCGAAATATTAGGTTTAAGTGGAGGATGTTTTACTTTGATAACCCAGCCTTACTTTTTTCCCGAACCAGGTAATATAATATTCCCCGAATTTTCAGCACCTAGTAGTCAGGGGTTATTAACACCAAATACGTTTGACGTTAATGGTGTTGATTTTAACTATATTGATAATGAAGGAAATGATTTATTTGATTATTTTAGTCCATTATTGTCTAACGACTATTTAATCTATTTTAGTCAAAATGGGAATACTGCAATATACCAAGGTAACCCAACTTCATTTGTTGTGGAGTTTGGAGGGTTTTATAATGGAGGTACTGATGGTGGTGAGGTAATGACATCACAATTAATATTAATACAACCGTCACCTGTCGATTTTATTGAGGGTGAACCTGTTTGTGTTTGGTTTGAGTTGATAGTAACACCAACACCAACACCAACACCAACACCTACTCCAACATCGACGCCAACTCCAACCCCAACTCCAACAGAAACTCCTACACCAACACCAACCCCTACACCAACCCCTACACCAACTCCAATTTTAGATGGATTTGATTACCCAAGTTTTGCTTCAATATCAGGACTTGAATTAGTCGGTACATATGTGAGTCAAACATCTAATGAAATTTATTTGACATCACCAACTGTTGCCTCAACAGGTAATCTTTATAGGTCAACATCTGTTAGATATGATAGAGATTTCTCACTTGAATGGAAATCATATATTGGTGGTGGAACAGGTGCTGACGGATATTGTATACAATGGACAACAATTAATAATGCAAATGGAATTGGCGGTGGAGGTATCGGTAGAATAGCCAATCCATCAACAATACACGCAATAGGATTTTACACTTACACAATTAATAATTTCCAATGGTTTAAGAATAATGTTTTACAATCAACGGATTCGGTTAGTGCGGGTTATTGGAGACAAGTATTATATTTTTGGGCCGATTATAATCACACAAATCAAACGCTTGATTTATATTTTAGTAACGTGGATAGTAAACCTATTTCACCAAATAAACAATACACTAGTTTCTCATTTGATTCGACCCCTTATTATATAGGATTTGGAGCAGCAACAGGAGGTGCTCAAGATTATCATAATATAGTTGATTGGAAACTAACGTTTGTATAACACAAATAAAAAATAAACGATATTTATAAATAAAAAAATAAAATGGCAATAGGAGTTAGAATAACAAGTAATAATTTATCGGGACAAACCGCAAATGTTACGTTCCAACCAATGACAGGTGGAACACCAATTGACTTGGGTATTAGGACAATACCTTTCAATTATTATAGTGAATTACCTTATGGTGATTACACTATATCATCAACTACATACGATTATGTTTATACTTTAACAGTTTCACAACCTTATGGACAAAACCAAAATTATATGCAATTAGGTAACGTTTCAGGGGAAACGACCGTAAGTTTAGGGTTCTTAAACTTTAACGACTTTACCGCTGAAGTTATAGATTTAGGTGTTGATATGGAATATTGGAGTGTTTATAACTGGTATCCATTATCTGAAAGTGGTTGTTTATTAGATTTTCGTAATGATGGTTATACTGAACGTTTAGCATTGTTTATAGATGTTAATGGGAATGTTGTTGAACAATTCAGTGCAACAACCTTTGACTCTAATTCTGGGGCGTTAGATGGTAGAATTGTATATTTCCGAGACCCTGACGGTGGTTTATTCTATTGGTTTAATGGTCAGTCGGTTTATCAATACACATTTGACCCAAATTATGAGACTTTAGACATTCAATGGGATTGGGACTCAACTTGTCAAGATGGTTCATTCTTTTTCATAATTAATAATAGTGACAATGACACGTCATATTCATATAAAGTTAACAATAATGGTTCTACCGAATTAATTAATAGTTGGGATAATACTGTTGAAAGACGATATTATGGTACGTATTATTCATCAAATTATTTTCACGAAATATCTGAATTAATAAGTGGTGATACTCTTATTAGTCTAAAAATTTATGACACGTCACTTAATGAGAAAGCTGATTTATCAATAGCGTCAAACACATACAACTCTTGGGACTTACAATGGTATGGTAACAAATCATTTAATATTATGATGTGGAATAGTACTGACGGTGACATTGATTATTTAATTCACAATTATAATGGTGTTACTGATTACGTTTCAACAACAACACACGTAAGAGGGGTTAATTACACTCAAAGAACAATTAATTCTGACGGAAATTTTTACCCTGATGAAGTACCTGTTGGTGGTATTTTTATTTTCTTATATAATGGTACGGGAGCTTATTACGCTGGAGGTGGATATGAGGTTAGTTACTTAGATGTCATTTATAAATTAGAAAATCAAACTGAATTAACGACGTATGTTTTCCAAGATAGTGGTTCAAATGACAAAACTTTTGATATGAATTCTTGGGGTAATAAGACTTATTATACAATATGTTCGACAGGAGACACTAATTCGGCGGTTTTCTCAATAACTGAAAATGGTGTTAACATTACATCAACAAATGTTAGTTATAATGATATAAACGGGTCAAGTCGTGATTGGTTTGGAGATTATTTTAACTACAGTTATGTGACCGACGGTACTTCATACGCTAACAATAAGTTATTCTTAAATGGTGAATTAGTTGATTCATTAGGATTTCCAATACCTAACTGGTATAATACTACGACAAGTTATGAAACGTTTTATACGACTAATTACGAGGTCGGGTATTATGTTAATAATCAAGTAACGGGGTATACACAAACAGAAGTATATCAAAATGTAAATACGTCATCAGATTATTACACTCAAGAATACTATTATGAGAACTCAAATATTCTTTTGTATAATACTCAAAATTCAACCGCTAGAGTTTTAACTAAAGATTCATTAAGTAATCAATTTAGTTTACCTGAAGATTCGGGTGAAAGAGAATTAGTAATTGGTAAAGATAAATTCTTATACGTTTTTCTTACAAATTCCGATAACTTAAGAATCAATTTATATAATTTTAACGGAGCACTATTAAATAGTACTATTGTTGAAGATGATTATTGGAGTGACATTTACGGAGTTAAAGATAGATATGTTGTAAAAAATAGTATTGATGGTCAATACCTATTAACTATGATTTCTGATGATGAAATAAAACAAATTACAATAGATAATGAATATACCAGTTGGGATATGATAAACGATTACATATGGTGGGACTAATATGAGATATCAAACACAAATAACAGTAAAACTAAAAGGTCAAGGTAATTTACAAAATTACGTTACCTCACTTAATTTAAACGACAACATTACAGTTGCCGATTTTAAATCAGAAATTAAAAAAACAACTAAATTCTTAGACCTTTACACAATCGAAAAAGAGATTGTTTATTTAGGTAGTAACGAATTAAAAGATGATAATATTGTACCTAATAATAAATCAGGTTTACAATATTATATGGAATTAAATAAAAAATAAAATGGCGAATTTACCAATATCATTATTACCGAAAGCAACCACAGGATATTCAGATTCTTTGATGGTTATCGTAAACTATAATACCGTTGCCTCAGGACAAACTGAGTCAATACCTTTTTCTGCGGTAACTAGAAGTGGTGAAAACGGAACCTCGGGAACGAGTGGCTCTTCAGGTATTAATGGTACTCCAGGTTCTAACGGAACTTCGGGTAGTTCTGGACAGTCAGGAACATCAGGTACTGATGGTACAAGCGGAACTTCAGGTATTGACGGTACAAGTGGTACTTCAGGGACTAGTGGTTCATCAGGAGTTAACGGGGTATCAAGTGGACAAGTTTTATTTTTCAATACACAAAATACTCAATCACCTTATTTTGAAATTTCCCCTGTTGCTGATAATCTTTCGGAAACAGGTGTAACAGTAAGTGTTTCAGCACAAACTGAAGGGGTTATTGCGGAATATCAAACACCTGTGTCCTACCCTGGTATTAATATATTACCTCCAGGTGTGTGGACTTTTAACTTACACGCATACAAAGAAAACCCAAGTGCGATTTTTGATATATTTTGTAGGGTATATAAAAGAGATAGTGGTGGTACTGAAACTTTATTATTTAGTACTGACCCTGTACCAGTAACAACATATGCCCCTAATGTTGCAATGTATGTTACCGACGTATATCAGTCAGGTAGTACTTTAGATATTACCGATAGATTAGTTGTTAAAGTGATAGGTAAGAACAATAAACTATTTGACCAAGTATATTCTTTGACATTTGTTAGTGAGGGTACGAACCATTATTCATTTGGGACGACTACTTTATATTATTTAGGAGGTACTTCAGGTAGTAGTGGTACTTCAGGAAGTTCAGGTACAAGTAATGGGTCTTCAGGAACAAGTGGTAGTTCAGGGGAATCAGGAACTTCAGGTTCTTCAGGTACAAGTAATGGTTCTTCAGGAACTAGTGGTAGTTCAGGTGAATCAGGAACAAGTGGGTCATCAGGTATAAATGGTACTCCAGGTTCTAATGGAACTTCAGGTACAAGTGGTAGTTCAGGTGAATCAGGAACTTCAGGTATTGATGGTACATCAGGTACAAGTGGTAGTTCAGGTGAATCAGGAACTTCAGGTATTGATGGTACATCAGGTACTAGTGGTAGCTCAGGAGAATCAGGAACTTCAGGTACAAGTGGTTCATCAGGTACTAGTGGTAGCTCAGGAGAATCAGGAACTTCAGGTATAAATGGTACTCCAGGTTCTAATGGAACTTCAGGTACAAGTGGTTCATCAGGTATAAATGGTACATCAGGAACAAGTGGTAGTTCGGGAACATCTCCATCAGTACCTGAAAGATATTATGGTGCGTTTTATGATAATGGTATACAACCATTATTAGCCGCAAACACCCCCCAAGTGATGAGTGCTAACACCACAACATATTCTAATGGTGTAATTATAAGTGGAGGAACTAGATTTGTTGTTGAAAATTCAGGTATTTACAATCTACAATTTTCTGCACAATTAAATAAAACTTCGTCAGGGACAGATGAAGTTGCAATATGGTTTAGAAAAAACGGTAATGATATTGTTAATTCAAATACCGAAATGCAAGTACCAAAACAAGGTTCTTCAGGCAAATTAGTTGCTGCTTGGAATATTATTGAACAACTAAATGCCAATGAATATTTGGAAATTGTTTGGGCATCTGCAGATACCACATACGAAATATTATATCAACCATCACAAGTAACACCTTATGCAAAACCAGAAACACCGTCCATAATTGTAACGGTAACTCAAGTTTAGACTTATTCAACAAATTAAATAACAATTAAAATCCTCCAAGTATCTTGGAGGATTTTTTATTTATATTACTTCTTTGTTTCTTATATTTTAGTATCTAAAATAATAGTATGAAGATTTTTATTCAAATAGCGTCCTACAGAGACCCACAGTTAATACCAACAATCAAAGATGCCATCGATAAAGCTAAGAACCCAAAAAATTTAGTTTTTTCAATTGCAAGACAATTTCATCCTGAAGATAAGTTTGACGATTTATCTGAGTATGAGAATGATGATAGATTTAGAATTTTAAACATTCCATTTGAAGAATCGAAGGGTGTTTGTTGGGCTAGACACTTGACACAACAGTTATATCAAGAAGAAGAATATACGATGCAAATCGATTCTCATATGAGATTTGAAAAGAATTGGGATAAAACTTTAATTGATATGATTAAAGGTTTACAAAAGAAAGGTTATAAGAAACCATTATTAACAGGTTACGTTTCTTCATTTGACCCTGAAAACGACCCTAATGGTCGAGTTACGGTTCCGTGGAGAATGTCTTTTGACCGATTCATACCTGAAGGTGCGGTTTTCTTTCTACCTGAGACAATTCCTGGATGGCAAGATTTAACAGAACCAATACCATCAAGATTCTATTCTGCTCACTTTGCGTTTACGGTTGGACAATTTTCAAAAGAAGTTCAACACGACCCAGAATTTTACTTCCACGGAGAAGAAATTTCAATTGCCGCAAGAGCGTATACCCACGGTTATGATTTATTTCATCCACATAAAGTTGTTGTTTGGCACGAATATACTCGTAAGGGTAGAACAAAACAATGGGATGATGATAAGACTTGGGGTGAAAAGAATTCAAGAGCTCACGCTAAGAATAGACGATTATTTAGTATGGATGGTGAAGTATTCGACCCTGAAGAGTTCGGTATTTTTGGTTTTGGTACTGAAAGAACTCTTAGAGATTATGAAAAATACTCAGGACTTCTTTTTAGTAAAAGGTCCGTACAACAGTATACGTTAGATAAAAAGTACCCACCAAATCCTAATCCTTACGAAAACGATGAGGATTGGATGAATAGTTTTTCATCGGTATTTAAACACTGTATTGACGTTTCATTTAGTCAAGTACCTGAAAATGATTATGAATTTTGGGCGGTTATTTTTGAGAGAGACGGGGGACAAGAGTTGTTTAGAAAAGACGCGGATAAAAATGAGATATCGAGACTTATGTCAGATAAGGATGGGTATTGTAAAATTTGGAGGGAATTCCAAACTTCCGAAAAACCGTCAAAATGGGTCGTTTGGCCGTATTCAACATCTAAAGGATGGTGTGATAAATTAGAAGGAAAATTATAAAATATGTTAATACCTCATTATACTCCGTCGAGTGTTAAAAACAGTAATAAAGACATTATTAGTGCGGGAATTTCAGAGAATAATGTTAAAATACTAAAATTAACTAAACACTATAAGAATCCCGTTTTTTACCCTAGAAAGTTTGAAAAATGGTCCGACACATTTGAAGTGACTCAAATGGATGATGTTATTCAAATCAGGAGGACTGATAACCCAAATTTAGGATGGGGGGAATCGTTATTAATTGACGTTGAGTATGATTTATTAGACACATCTAAGGAACTGTCCTCACAAAAGATACCTAGAGTTATCTATCAAACATTCAAAACCAATGAAGTGCCTAAAGGGATGTATGAATCTATTAATAGTTGGAAGACTTTAAATCCTGAATACGAACATTATTTTTACTCCGATAATGAATGTGAAAATTTTATTGAAAAATTTTTTGGGATTAAAGTGTTAAACGCTTATTTAGACTTAGTTCCAGGTGCGTTTAAAGCCGACCTATTTAGATGTTGTGTTTTATATGAAAAAGGTGGTGTGTATGTTGATTCTGATATGATATGTTTGAAAAGTTTAGGAGAATACATTGAACCTAACGATTCGTTTATTGTTGGGAGAGATGACCCGATGTCTAAAAGTTTTTTATATAACGCCTTTATGGCTTCAGAACCTAAAAACCCTATTTTTAAAAAAATGATTGACGCCATTGTTGAAAATGTGTCTAATCGTAAAGATATATATTATTTGGATATATGTGGTCCAGGTCTTTTAGGAAAAACTGTAAACAAAGTTTACGGACTTAATGAAAATAATGAGTATGAATTAGGGTTACAAGATTTCAATGGGGTTAATGTAAAAATATTAAAACATAATTGGGAAACTAAAACAATTAAATTAGGGGATGTTGATTTGGTATATACCGAATACCCTGATAAAAATAGAGAAATGACAGAATTAAAAATTCCAACATACTATTCTTTATACACAAATAAAACCGTTTATCGAGAAATACCCAGAAATATTTACTACCCAACCTACGACCATTTAAGTCTAAATCAATATATGGTTGACTCGTTTAAAAATAAAAATAAAAGATGGAATTTACAACATTACACTAATAATGATTTTTTAAAGTTTTTTGAAGAATATAATGAAGAATTAAAAACGTTAATAGGTGTAGATACTTTATCGTATTTTTTAACATTACATAATGGAGGAGAAAAGTCCGATTTTTGGAGATATTGTATAATTTATTTATTTGGTGGGGTTTATACCGACTCCGACACTTATTGTAATGTACCTCTAGACCTGTGGACTATTAATCACGATTTAATTTTAGGTATTGAAGCTAATTTACCTCTTGAGGTTGCTGAAACTTTTGGGATGGACAAAATCGGATATAATCATAATGGTTATGTAGTGTCAGTATGTAATTGGACTTTCGCGGCAAAACCTAAACATAACTTCTTTAAGAAATTAATTTTAGACATTTGTAATAACCCAATTAACGGTGATATTATAAACAATACAGGACCTGGTAGATTTACAAAACACGCAATAGACTATTTTTCAGGACAAGACCTATCCATATTAAACACGAATAATATATATCAGGATAAATCGGTATTGTTTAATATTAATAGATTTGGTTCTAATCAGTCACATTCTAATTCGTTTAAAAACTATTCAAACCCGTTTGATTGTAATGACGATGTTTATGTTGTCCATATGTTTGATGGTACTTGGAGGTCTAAAAGTAATAAATCAATAAAAACTAATAAATCAAATCTTGGTATTTCTCATAATTTAACATTACTAAAAACAAACTCAGGATATAAAGGTGTCGGTAGATTAGATAAAGATACGTCAAGAACTCATTTTATGAAAGTTATTGGTGATTGTCGGTCATTATTAGAAATTAATTATGATTTTGATTTTAATATTATTTCCGAATCCGAAAAACATATTACAGGTTTTGACAATATTGCGAAATTTGAGGATTACCGATGGTTCACATTTAAGACTAAAAACTATCTTTGCGTTTCCTACATTGACGAGGACTTCAACACTAAAGTTTCTATTTTAAATGAGGACTATAAATTTTTGGGGGACGTTAAAATTGATGAATATAACCGAGTTTCATTTGTCGGTCCTGAAAAAATATGGGAGAAAAACTGGTTGTTTTTTGAAAAAGACGGTGAACTATACTTCATTTATTCGACTACCCCAAGATACGTGGTGTATAAATGCGTTAATTTTGAAACTTTAGAATTTGAAAAAAGTATCAACATTGAATGGCCGTTAAACGAGAATGTTCCTGATAATGAAGTTTATTTCACATCATATGTCGGGGGCCCAATTAAAATTGCCACAGGGGGGTCGTCAAACCCAATTTATATAGAAAGTCGAGGGGTTTACTTATATTTTATTCATACCAAATTTTATAGTGAAAAAAAATATAACCATTATGCGGTAATTTTGGATAAAAATATGTTACCAATTAAGTTTTGTACTAGACCAATAATTCACAAACTAATTCCTTACGACCTATTATTTGTCTCTTCTGTCATTGAGGTTGAGGACTACTTAGTGTTTTCGGGGGGTATTTCGGATAATACTAACTTTGTATGGGAATTATCTAAAGAACATATTTTTAAAATTATTGGGATATAATCAAGAGATGGATTTTATTTCCAATATTTTAATATTTATAAATAAAAAACCTTAATGGAATTTTATATCAAAAAAAACGCAACATTACCTGTACTTAAAATGCAAGTCGTTAAAGACGGTAGAAGTGATTATCAAAACTTTATGGATTTGATAGAATCTTCTTCTATTATTTTTAGTATGGTCGATATTGAAACAGGTATTCCTAAAATAGTCTCTAAACGAGCGGGGTTTGTGTCAAAAACATTCATAGACCCTAACACTCCTACTGAATATTATATTTATTACACTTTCACAAAAAAAGATACAAATAAAGTTGGTCGTTATGAAGGTCAATTTATGTTGAAAAATGAACAAGGAGACCTAATAGTTCCAATTAGGGAACAATTATTTATAACAGTCCAAGATAGTTTTATTTCCGACACCGCTTGTTGTTAATTGACTTCGGATTTTTAAATTTCTATATTTATGTTTGTAAGGTAAACGTCGAATTTTTCGGCAGCTAATGAACCACACGTAAAAGATAGAAAAAATGATTAGTCAAGAAGAAATTAAAACCTTCCTAGAAGGTAATGACCCCGAAGAATTCATTGTCGCGGTCGAATTTGATTATGTGTCAGATTCAGTTTATAAAATTAAAGAAATCCCTGGTCAGGGTAAAGTAATCCAAAAAGACAGTTTTATTGCATTTGCTTGGGTCGGAGACTTAAGAGGTTTGAATTTTTATCAAAACTCAAAAGCCGCTCAGAAAGAGTATATGACCAAATATGGTATTGTTATCGAAAAGTTAGAGACTAAAGGTAACGATAGAATGGAACAAGGTCTTAAGTATATGGTAAAATCCTTAAAGGGGTATCGTACTTTAATACAGTTCTTTCGAGATGGTGGATTAGACCCTTGGAGTGACAGAGCGAAGGATTTAATTATGATTCTACCTCCTGTAGAACAATACTTAATTCAAAGAGAAAAACGTTTATTTAAGGGATATGAGGAGTACAACGATGTTACTCGACTTGTATTCGACTTAGAGACGACCGCACTTGAACCTAAGGACGGTCGTATCTTTATGATTGGAATAAAAACCAATAAAGGTTACCAAAAGGTAATCGAATGTGCTACCGAAGAACAAGAAAGACAAGGTCTTATTGAGTTCTTCAACATTATTGATGAGTTAAAACCAAGTATTATTGGTGGTTACAATTCAGCAAACTTCGACTGGTTTTGGATTTTTGAAAGATGTCAGGCACTTAACTTAGATATCAAAAAAACCTGTCGTTCTTTAAACCCCGCAAGAACAATATCTCAAAAAGAGAGTATGTTAAAACTTGCGAATGAGGTCGAACGATTTAATCAGGTGTCTATATGGGGTTACAATATTATCGATATTATTCACTCAGTTCGTAGAGCACAAGCAATCAATTCAAGTATTAAATCCGCAGGTTTGAAATATATTACTCAATATATTGATGCTGAAGCGGATGACCGTATCTATATCGACCACTTAGACATTGGACCTATGTATGCCAAGAAAGAAGAGTATTGGTTAAATGTTACTAATGGTAAATATAAAAGAGCCGATAATCCCGCGTTTAACGATTTGGACAAAAGATTTCCTGGTACTTACATTAAAACTACAGGTGATAATATAGTTGAGAGATATCTTGACGATGACTTAGAAGAAACTCTTATTGTAGATGACGAATTCAATCAGGGTTCGTTCTTATTGGCATCTATGATTCCAACAACGTATGAAAGAGTTTCAACTATGGGTACCGCAACATTATGGAAAATGTTGATGTTAGCTTGGTCATATAAATTCAAATTAGCGATTCCAAAAAAACAAGAGAAGACCGATTTCGTAGGAGGTCTATCAAGATTACTTAAAGTGGGATATTCAAGAAACGTATTGAAACTCGACTTTAGTTCCCTATATCCTTCTATTCAGTTAGTACACGATGTATTCCCTGAGTGTGACGTTACAGGTGGTATGAAGGCGATGTTGAAGTATTTCCGTGATACTCGTATCTTATATAAGAATTTGGCGGGTCAGTATGAGAAATCAGACCCTAAGAAATCTTTATCATATGACCGTAAACAGTTACCAATTAAGATTTTCATCAACTCGATGTTCGGTGCGTTATCCGCTCCACAGGTGTTTGCTTGGGGTGATATGTATATGGGAGAACAGATTACCTGTACGGGTAGACAATATCTTCGTATGATGATTAAGTTCTTTATGAAACGTGGTTATACCCCACTTGTAATGGATACGGACGGTGTAAACTTCTCTAAACCTGAGGGTTGGGAAAACAGACGTTATGTAGGTAAAGGTCTAAATTGGAAAGTTAAAGAGGGTAAAGAATACACAGGAGACGACGCCGACGTTGCCGAGTTCAATGATTTATTTATGAGAGGTGAAATGGCGTTAGATACTGATGGTACTTGGCCGTCTTGTATTAACTTGGCTCGTAAGAACTATGCGGTTATGGACGCTAAGGGTAAGGTAAAATTAACAGGTAATACCATTAAATCTAAAAAATTACCTTTATATATTGAGGCGTTCTTAGACAAGGGAGTTAAATTATTATTGGAAGGTAAGGGACAAGAGTTTGTTGAATGGTACTATGAATACTTACAGAAAATATTTGACAGAAGAATTCCTTTAAAACAAATTGCCCAAAGAGCTAAGGTTAAATTATCGTTGGATGATTACCGAATTAGAAGTACTCAAAAAACTAAATCGGGTGGTTCTATGAGTAAGATGGCACATATGGAATTGGCCATTAAACACGGATTGAATATTAATCTTGGTGATGTTATCTTTTATGTTAATAATGGACTTAGGGCATCTCACGGTGATGTTCAGAAAAAAGGTAATGACACAGTTTTAAATTGTTATATGTTAGACCCTAAAGAGTTAGAAGACAATCCTGAATTAACTGGTGATTATAATGTACCAAGAGCAATTACCACATTTAACAAACGTATTGAACCATTATTGGTTGTTTTTAAAGATGAAATTAGAGATGGATTATTAGTTTTGGACCCCGAAAAACGTGGATTATTCACTAAAGAACAATGTGAGTTGATTAATGGAAAACCATTTGACGAGTCGGGTCAAGATAAACTTGAGGATGTATTGGCGATTTCAGAACCTGAGATGGTTTATTGGAATAAAAGAGGATTAAGTCCTGATTATATGTATGAGTTGGCCGATGAAGGCTGGGAGGAATATATTAATTAAAAAAAAAGGAATATGTTAAAATTACATATTCCTTTTTTTGTTTAGGATTGTTTTAATCCGTCTGAACTTAAAATATACCAATTACCCGATATAAATTTAAATTCGACACAAGCTCCTTTATCTATTAAAATTTCGTCGAACTCCTCATCAATTCTACCCGAACTTGGTAGGATTAGTACTTTAGTTAATGCCTTAATAACAATGTGGTCTGTTGATGAGTGGTCTAAAATGACTTTAGAAAATTCCACATCTTTAATTACAACAGTACTTTCACCTTTGGTTCTAAATTGTGTTTCAGAAACTAAAGCGTTCTCAGACGATACTATAACTTGTCCGTTTATTATTCTTTCCGAAGGTGTACTTCTTATTATTGCCATAAAATTAAATTACGTATATTTGTCTTGGCATTGCTCTAAATTTCAAAGCCTTATTTAGATTTTCCGCGATTAACGCGTCTTTTTCTATTTGTTTTTCAGGTCTTAATCTTTCTAAACGAGCCATTAACTCCTCTTGTAGTTTCGCTCTTTCGTCTTTACCCTCAGTTAATAAACTTGTATAATCCATAGTAAGTTCACTATCAGGGGTTTTAAGATTACCACTATATTTTCCTCTAACTCGTCCTAACGCTTCTTTACATAAACCGATGAACCATCTTCTAATCCATTGTTGTGCGGGGTTATTTAAGTCTTCCCAAGAGATTTCATCTAAAGGAACATCTGAAGGTAATTTTACGATATCAGGATTGTCACTTAAACATTTATCTCTATCGGCACCATCAACATCATAATACCAATACCATACTTTACCATTATGGTAATTAGCACTACCAAAATCCCATTTACCACCAGGTGTGTTCATTAGGTGAATCATTTTTTTACCATCGGGTAATGCGGTTATTCTATATGTCAAGTCACTACCAATAATACGTCTTTGGATATTAGTCTCCTGCATTCTTAATAACATATCAAAAGCTGGCATCATAGTATACGAACCTGAATAACCCAACTGAGAAAATCCTCCAACACCACCAAGACCTGGACCACCCATCGCACCAAATGCGAACGGGTCAAACATTACGTTATTCATTGTTGCAGGAGTAAACCACAACAATTCATTAATTTCTCTACCTTTAGGTATTTCGTAAAGTTGTTGATTTTTTTCTGTAACTATATAATCTTTCTTTAAAACCCAATCACCTCCAGCTTGTAAACCCACAATTTTAGAGTATGCGTAAGTATATCTTGTTTCATAATCTAAACTTCTGGTTATGAATGCTCTTGTTAAAGATTGTTCATCTAAATTTAGATTCTGTAATGCCGACCACTGAGACTCAATCAGCCAATCTTGAATGTATTGTGAGTAGTCCCCGATGGATAATTCTAATAAAGAATCCATCATTTCGTCTTCTAATTCGACACTTCTAAGAGGTGCACCTAAAAGGTGTTTAACTCTTGTATATAATTTTGTTCTATTTGGTTCTGCTATTATTCCCATATGATGTTTTCAGATAAATATTTGTTACAGTCGATTAATTCCAATTCTCCTTTGGCAAATATCGTGGCAACTTCATTTTGTTTTGGAACGTAATAACTTCCTTGATATATTCTGGTTTTAGGGGTTCTATAAATTCTGACCTGTTTTGACTTAACATTAACAAAAATAAGTAAACCAACTTTATTATATGATTGAGTACTTGACGACCCCTGAACAACAAAGTATTCTCCTTTTTCAAAAATATTTTTAAATGGTTTGATTTGAGACGTGAATTCTTTTCCGTCAATAACCACGGTGGCATCAATACCTGATAACATATCTTTTGTCATACCACCACCCGACACGATTGTACACGAACCTTCACCATAATTTTGGTTTATGATTTTCATAGCCGCCTCTTCATTTCGTTTACCTAAACAATCTGTTTTTTTCAAAACCCCACCAATTTGTCTTAAAGTATTAGATTGTTCACCTCTTTTAAAGATGTTAGACCTTAATCCGTCTAAAACTGAGAAGAATTTTCTTAATTCAATTAAATTTGTATTTGGATTATCCCCGTATTCGATTGTGTTTTGATTATTCTTTTTGAGGTATTCATTAACGTCTTTATGTATGATACAGAACGCGGTGTATGATGAGGTTAAATTCATTAACAATGACCTAACATTTTGTTTACTGTATAATCCCGCCTCGTGACCTGCGAATAATGAATTTTTTTCTTTCCAATTTTCAGGATATGATTTTTTAAGTATATCCATCCATCCTGAAATATATTCTTTTTTGAATTTACCGTACGAGTCGGATTTTTCTAACAAATCTGTAGGTGGGAATAAAAGTTTTTTAAACATTTGTTCTTCGGTCGTAGAACAACTTTGAGATTTAACTTCTTCCTCAGTTAAAAAATCTTTACTCGTTGAGTTCATTAATTGAGTCATAACAATTTCTTCATCAATTCGAGTTTCAATCTTCATTTTGTAAAGTTTTTCTACAAACTCCCAGTTAACCGCAGTCCAAAAGTTTTTAATATACTCGTCTCTTTTATTTCGATACTTCAAATAATATGCGTGTTCCCATAAATCTAATCCTAAAATAGGGTATCCACCATCTTTAATGTCATTCATTAAAGGATTATCTTGATTTGGGGTTGACATAATTTTTAAAGAGTTGTTTTTAGTTACAACTAACCAAACCCAACCTGAACCAAATCTTTCTTTGGCAATCTCATCAAATTTCTTTTTAAACGCTCCAACGGTCCCAAACTCAGATTCAAGTTTTTTAAGAATCAACCCTTTTGGTTTTTGAGGTATTGGTGTTAACATTTTCCAAAAAAGTGCGTGGTTGTAAGCACCACCCGCATTATTTCTAACGTTTTTATTAAAACGACTAATCGTTTTTACAATTTGTTCTAAGTCTAAATCACCAAATTTTTTCTTATCTAACGCCAAATTTAGTTTTTCGACATAACCTTTATAATGTTTATTATAATGGATGTCCATTGTCTCAGGGTCGATAAAACGTTTAAGTGATGTGTAAGAGTAAGGTAATTTTTCAATACCAATTCTTTTCATTTCAGATAAAAAGAATTTTTGAGTTTTTTTAGTTTCAACTAGTGTAACCTCCTCTTTTAAGGCTTCAATCTTATTTACTAGATTTTTCATATGTTAAGGCTTTTATTATTCTAATAAATAATCGGTAATTCCGATTTATCTACTATTGTTTATAGAATTCAAAACTTCTTCTACAAAATCTGCCTTATCAAGGTTGTCACCCATAACTGTTTCTATAATAGATTTTTTCTTTGATAGAATATCGTAAATAACCCCCTCAATCGTATTTTCAAATATTGGGTAATACACCGAAACGTTTGATTTCTGACCATATCGATAAGCTCTATCTTCAGCTTGACTGTGGTCTGATGGTAAGAAAGATAAATCATTCATTATGACGGCCTCTGCAGATGTTAATGTAATACCAACACCCGCGGCTTTTATGTTTCCTACAAAAACGTTTATTTTATCATTGGTTTGAAATTGGTCAACCGCGAATTGTCTTTGTGGTTGACTACAACTTCCATCTAAGAAAACACATTGTTTTCCAAAATGTTCTACTATTTTTTGAAGTGAGTTAGTAAAGTTAGTGAAAATAATAACTTTCTTTCCTTGTTCTATTATATTTTCACACAACTCTATTGTGCTTGATATTTTTTCTTCGGCAATAATCTGTCTAACTTTTGTTAGTTTTGAAAATTGTAATGTTAATGATGAGGATTCTTCAGAATTGGTTCGGTACCAATCAAAGTATTCCCCCATTAATCCCTCGTATAATTTTGATTTTAATCTCAAATAAACAGGGGTAATGATTTTATCAGGTAAATCTAACACGTCTTCTTTTAATCTTCTTAAGACTTGTCTTGATGTTCTATCTCGTAGTTCTTCTAAATTAGACGCTCCCTTCACATTCCATACCTTTCTAGGTCCTGCTTTAAATTGATAACCCTCACAATAACGGATTGCGTATGCCATCCAATTCTGAGCAACAGGAGATTCAATAAGGTTTAATAGGTTAAAATAATTAATTGGTCTTGATGTTAGAGGGGTTCCTGTCAGTAACCACAACCTATCAACTCTCTTAGCAAAACTATTAACCAATTTAGTTCTTTGTGCTTGTGCGTTTTGTAAGTAATGTGCTTCATCAATAATAATTAAATCAAAATTCATTTGATATATTGGACTATTTTCTTTGTCTTTAATATCGTAGAAGTTTTTAACAATATCATAATTGATAATTACGAAGTCGTGTTCTGTTGAGAAATTTTTACCTTCACAAATATATACACTTCTGTCGGTGTAGTTTTGAATCTCCCTCATCCAATTAATTTTAAGTGATGCTGGGGATATTATTAATATTTTTTTAGCACCTGTTTCTAACGCGGCGATAATAGTTGAGGTTGTTTTACCCAATCCCATATCATCCGCAAGTATAAACCTTTTACAACCAACTAACTTCTCAATAGCCTCTTTCTGATGATTTAAAGGGGGTCTGTGAGAATATTTTGAATAATCAATCTCGACTTTTTCAACGTTATGTGTTTTAATTATGGCGCCCTTCGGTAACCATATTTCGTGTAATTCTTCATTTTCAAATATTTTTCCCCAAATATGATATGATTTGTCTTTCTCAACTAAAAGTTTTTCAATCCATATTTGTTCAGGTACTTTTGTGTATAATTTTTCGTCGGCAATTTTTTGAGCGAAGTAGGGGTCAAGGTCAACCCATTTTTTTGCAACTTTAGGTACTATATTATGAAAAGTAACAATGTATTCCGCTTGAGCTCTTGTGGGATAAAACTTTTTGTTTAGGTCTTGTTGTCTCTTTAACCTTAACAAATAGTTATTCGCACCTGAATATGACTCAAGTATTTCAAGTGCTTTTCTTTCTATTAATGGTGTATTGTTTGAAGTATTAATTTCCAACTCAGTCATCTATTTATGTAATGATAATAAATTTTTGGATATTTATCAATATGAGTCAAAATAAAGTACCAATTACAAGATTAGGAAAGTTCTTCGGAGCGGAGGATTATCATTTAGATATTGATATGGGTAGAGAATGGTTAGAAGGTGATATGAACTTCACTTTAGTTTTATACAGGGTTGATAGATATAAAACTAAAACTGATGATGTTTATGGTGAAACTGTTTCTGACGGAATTAAATTCTTTCCACCTGTTCAGTTTAACGCGTTCTTACAAATAGTGGCACCTGAAAATAAATTTATGGGTAATAGTAAAGTTGAACAATTTGAACCAGGTAATGCAAGAATTTCGGTATATCAATCTCATTTAGACGAATTAGGTATTGATATATCCTACGGTGATTATATTGGTTACTATGAAACTGAAACAAGAGTTAGATACTATGTTGTTGCAAATGACGGTAGAGTTGTGTCTGATAATAAACATACTTACGGTGGGTATAAACCATTCTACAGAACCATAGTGGCAACACCTGTAACCGCTGACGAATTTAGAGGATTATAATGAAAATATTAATTAGTGAAAGACAAAGAAATTTAATAATGGAGACCATCACAAACGATGAGGTTATATGTGATGATTGTGGTTGGTCTTGGGATTTATCAGACGGAGGTGATGACCCTTATATATGTCATAAATGCGGTCACGATAATTCTGAAGAAGACTTTAAAGGTAAACGAGTTATGGTTTATTATAACTTACATAAACACACTTTTTCAGTGACTTATAAATCCAAAGTAATCCTTCACGCGGATTATGTCAAATTAAGTGATGTTGAGTTTAGAGTTAGAAAGGGTGGAAAAGAAAAAGTTAGAAGTGAAAAAAGTAAAAATGTACACGCCTTTGTTATCGGTGACTTAGTTGATTATTGTAAATATCCTTGTGAAAATATGCCTCAGGAATCAAATGACAATGTTGTAACATATAACCCTTACAAATACGACAGTTTTGTTTATAAATCAACAGAACAACCTGTATATCGAGCAAAAGAGGTTGATATGATTAATCAAAAGAATAAATTATTCGTTATTAACGAAATTTTAAAATACTAATATGGGATTTCCTAAACAAATAAAAAAAAATATTGAGTTAACTCCTTACAGAACTTTATATCCAAGAAGGGTTGAGTTATTGGATAAGATTAACGAACACGGAACTTATTTACCTAAATCAATATTACACGCCGATTTAGATAGAGGGTTTTTGGATTTTGTAAAAGAGGAATTAAAGGTGTCTGTTGAGGGTAAAGTAATACCTACAGTAGATATTATAGTTACTACTCAGAATTGGGCTCAGTTTACTCAAACTTGGAAATTCCAAGATTTGGATAAAAACGCAGCACCACCATTTATAACAGTAGTAAGAGCCCCTGAAATTAAATACGGTTCTCTACCTTCATTACAATATACTATACCTAATAGACGACAATTTTATTATGCGTCTGTACCAAGTTTTGATGGTAATAGAATTAATGTTGATGTATATAAAATACCTCAGCCAGTTCCTGTTGATATCAAATATTCTCTTAAGATAATTTGTAATCGAATGAGAGAATTGAACGCTCTTAATAAAACAATATTACAAAAATTTTCATCAAGACAAGCTTATCAAAATATTAAAGGACATTATATTCCAATTATTATGGATAATGTATCTGATGAATCAGTTATGGATATTGAGAAAAGAAAATATTACATTCAAAGTTATGACTTTACTATGATGGGGTTTCTTTTAGATGAAGATGAGTTTGAAGTTAAACCTGGTGTTGAGAGAGTATTTCAAATATATGAAGCATCTAACAGTAACGGAGGAGGTAGAAGAAGAAAAAATTCTGATAACCCATCAACGTATGAAGTTAATGTGGAATTTTCAGATGAAAATACATTTGTCCTTAAACGATTTTATGATAAAGTAGATTTAAGTTGGGTTTCCTCAGATAACGTTTCCAAGTACGAAGTCTATATTGACGGTGAGTATTATGGGTCTGATTTAACTAATATTAAGGTAAACGGAGGTGACGAAGTTAAGTTTCAAATAATAAAAACCTATTCAAATCAGAGTTCTAATTTGAAGTTTACCGCCACCATAGTTTAATTTTCTCCGTATATATCCTTTTTTTCTTTACAAGTTTCTAAAATTAAATTTTCAATAAACTTATAAATCTTAATACCCCTCTTATCACAATATTTCTTCAATATCTCGTGTGATTCGACTGAAATCTTAAGGTTTTTAATTTTTTTGGTTTCCTTGTCCATATCCATAAGTAGAAAAAAGGCAGAAAAAAGTCTGCCAGAATATAAATATGTTTTAAAAAGTAAAGTTTTTTGGTGTAAAAACAAATATTTATGATTAAATAAATCTGAATAGAAATTAAAAAATAATGGCAACAAACAGTAAAGTATTCGTGTCACCTGGAGTGTACACATCAGAAAGAGACTTAAGCTTTGTTACTCAAAGTGTTGGTGTTACTACATTAGGGGTTGTAGGTGAGGCTTTAAAAGGTCCCGCTTTTGAACCTATCTTCATTAGTAGCTACGATGAGTTCCAAACTTACTTCGGGGGAACGAACCCTGAAAAATTTATAAACACACAAATCCCTAAGTACGAATCGGCGTATATTGCAAAATCATATCTACAACAATCTAATCAAATGTTTATGACAAGAGTATTAGGTTTATCAGGATACGATGCGGGTCCTTCTTGGTCAATTCAAACAATTGCTAACGTAGACCCTACAACGATTAAGATGGATGAGGTTTGTGCTAGTGTTCCTAACTATAATGACAATACTTGTGACATTACTTGTACAGGAGTGTCTCTTAGTTTTGACGTTGAGTTCACAGGTTGTAGTAACCAAGATGGTTCTATTACTTATGTAACTAATTTCCCTGATGAAATTCAAAACATCATTAATAACCAATACACTAAATTCAATGGTGGTGTATCTACATTAAAATCGGATATTAACCAACAGTTATTATCCATTTTTGCACAACCAAGTTTAAGTGGTACTTCAATTAACTATTGGGGTAGTATTGATAATATTGATTACGATATTTTATCACCTGTATTTACAGATGCTAATAACGTATTAAACGTACCAAGTGTAAATGAAGCTGACACAGATTTTTCTTCTTCATTTAACGATTCTTGGTATTATTCATTATTTGATAATTTCAGTGGTGATAGTTATTCAGGTATGTCTTTTTGGACAGTAGTTTCGGAGTTAACTATGTTACCTAAAACAGGTACAACTACGACTACAACAACAACTATGAATATCACAACAACTACAACAACTTTAAACCCTTGTGCAACAACCACAACAACTTCACCTATAACTACAACAACTACTACACAACCTGATTGTTTTACAGGTACACTTCACGGTAAAATTTATTACTACACAGGTACTTCTTACAGTAACTACAATAATTTAATTGTGTCAACTTTAAGGTCAAGAGGTTTATCAACTTATGATACTACTAACGACGGACCGACTTATGAAGTTAGTGCGTTAAGTGCGGTTACTTTAGACTTTACAGGTAGTTATTCAGCGGTTAAGAAAAACCCATTCGCACCATTCGCTATTAATGTTACAAATAATGAAGGTAAGACATTTGTATTTAAAACTTCATTACAAGAGTCAGACGCAACTTACTTACCAAAAGTATTTGGTGGAAGTAATTTCGCTAAACCAAGAACTGAGGTTCCATTATTTGTTGAAGAAACATTCTCAAGTATGTTGAATTGGGCATTTAAGAAAGGATATATTAGAGGATTAAGAGCAGAATTAATTTCTACACCAGAATCTAGAAGTAATATCTCTTCAAGTATTGGATACTATGGTGAGAGATATCAAACACCTGAATCACCTTGGTTGGTGTCTGAATTAAGAGGTACTAAAGTTTACAGATTATTTAAATTTATCTCAATAGCTGACGGTAATTCGGCAAATGACCAATTGAAAATTTCAATTATGAATATGTCATTTGGAAATCAAACTTTTGATGTTGTTATCCGTGATTGGTATGATACTGACGACGCACCAGTTGTGTTAGAAAAATTCACTAACTGTTCTATGGACCCTAATTTAAATAATTTCGTAGCTAAAAAAATAGGTACTGCTGATGGGGAATACGCGTTGAACTCTAAATTTGTAATGGTTGAAATAAATGAAGATGCACCTACAGACTCATTACCTTGTGGTTTCGAGGGTTATACTTTCAGAAACTACGAATCATCAAAATCACCATTCCCTGTTTATAAAACTAAATACGATTTCCCAGGAGAAGTTATTTTCAACCCTCCATTTGGATATAGTAATGGTCAAGATAACCCAGCAATTAGCGCGGGTGACAATGTAAGAAGAACTTACTTAGGTTTATCAACTGCTGCAGGTGCTGGATACGATTTAGATTTCTTCCAATATGTAGGTAAACAAAACTTAGGAACTACTTGTGACCCTGTATTACAAGATTGGTCTTATTTAACTAAAGGATTCCATATGGACTCAGGTGCGACTGTAGTTAAAATTGCTGACTTATTCGCTACTTCAGGTAGAACGGCATTTGCAGTTGGTGATGCTGAATTTAGAAACGACCCAACAAATGCAAATAACCCTTATTATAGATTATACGCGAGAAAATTCTCATTAATGGTTAACGGAGGTTTCGACGGATGGGACGTTTATAGAGAATACCGTACAAACTCCGATAGATTCCAAGTAGGTTCTTCAGGTTATTTAGCGGGAGCTTGTTACTCAGATAGATATCCAAACGCAACAGGTACAGGTTTGTTTAAACGTATCACTGTTGGAGATAATACTCAGGATTGGGCAAATACTGACTACTACGCATACCTATTAGGTCAAAAAACATTCTCAAACCCTGAGGCGGTAAACATTAATGTGTTTGTAACACCAGGTATTGATTATGTAAATAATAGTAACTTAGTTGAACAAGCAATTGAAATGATTGAGTACGATAGAGCGGATTCATTATATATCTGTACTACTCCTGACTTTAATATGTTTGTACCTTCAACTACGGATTCATTAGATATGATTTTCCCACAAGAGGCGGTAGATAATTTAGAACAAACAGGAATTGATTCCAACTACACCGCGACTTACTACCCTTGGGTTTTAACTCGTGATACAGTTAATAATACACAAATTTACATTCCTGCGACTGCGGAAGTAACAAGAAACTTAGCGTTAACCGACAACATCGCGTTCCCTTGGTTCGCATCTGCGGGTTACACAAGAGGTCTTGTAAACTCAATTAAAGCAAGACGTAAATTAACACAAGAAGATAGAGATACTTTATATGTAGGTAGACTTAACCCAATTGCAACCTTCTCAGATGTTGGTACCGTAATTTGGGGTAACAAAACTCTACAAATTAGAGAGTCTGCTCTTGATAGAATCAACGTAAGAAGATTGTTATTACAAGCTCGTAAATTGATTTCAGCGGTAGCGGTTAGATTACTGTTCGAACAAAACGACGCGAAAGTTAGACAAGATTTCTTGGATGCGGTTAATCCTATCTTAGACGCTATCAGAAGAGACAGAGGTTTATACGATTTCCGTGTAACAGTATCATCATCTCCTGAAGACTTAGATAAAAACCAATTAGTAGGTAAGATTTATATTAAACCAACTAAAGCGTTAGAATTCATCGATATTGAGTTCTTGATTACACCTACAGGTGCATCATTTGACAATATCTAATACTTATATGGTGGGGAGTAATCCCCACCTTTAGCCTTTAAATTAAAATATGAAAAGAAGAATAAAAGAAGGATTCACAGACGAAGGAACACCAGATTTAAAGTATTACGCTTTTGATTGGGATGATAACATTGTTACAATGCCAACAAGAATTATGGTTAAGTCGGATAAAGGTGAAGATATCGGTATGACTACCGAAGATTTTGCACATTATAGGTCTAAAATTGGAAAAGAAGATTTCGACTATAATGGTAACACTATTGTAGGGTTTGCTGAAGACCCTTTTAGAAATTTTAGAACACCAGGTGATAAAGCGTTTTTAGTTGACGCTATGTTGGCAAAACCAGGTCCTGCTTGGAGTGATTTTGTAGAATGTATTAACAACGGTTCTATTTTTTCGATTGTAACTGCGAGAGGTCACAATCCTAAGACATTAAAAGAGGGGGTTTATAATTATATTGTTTCAGGATTCAATGGAATCAATAAAGACGAATTGTTAAAAAATTTAAGAAAATATAGAAATTTTACAGGTGAGAGTGAATTATCAGACGCTCAATTAATTAAAAGTTACCTTGATTTATGTAGATTCTATCCCGTATCTTTTGGTACAGGAGCTGAGGCTAATCCTGAAGAAGAAAAAGTTAAAGCTTTGGAGGAATTTGTGGGGTATGTTAGAGAACTTTCTTCAAAATTACACAAAAGAGCGTTCCTTAAAAATAAGGTGAGTAATAATTTTGTACCAACGATTGGATTTTCTGATGATGACCTTAAGAATGTAGAAACAGTTAAGAAACATTTTGAAGACAAACCAGACAATATATTACAGACTTATTATACATCAGGAGGTGAAAAAGTTAAATATTAATAAATTAATAATAAAAACTAGAAATAATCAATAACTAGATATTTTCTAGTAGAAGATTACAGAATAAAAAAATAAAGTAAATACAAAAATTTTAAAGTTGGAAGTATTTATAGTAATAAATAAAAAACAAAATAATTAAAAATAAAATACTATGGCTGATTTATTGATGAAAATGCCGATACCGTACGAACCGAAACGTCAGAACCGATTTATCTTACGTTTTCCTTCTACATTAGGTATTAACGAATGGTTTGTAGAATCAACTTCTAGACCACACATTAAAATTAATCCAACTGAGATTCAGTTTTTAAATACATCAACATTCGTTGCGGGTAGATTCAACTGGGACCCTATTTCTGTTAAATTCCGTGACCCAATCGGTCCGTCGGCCGCACAGGCGCTTATGGAATGGGTACGTTTACACGCTGAGTCAGTTACAGGACGTATGGGTTACGCTGCGGGTTACAAGAAAAATGTCGACCTTGAAATGTTAGACCCAACAGGTGTTGTTGTTGAGAAATGGATTTTGGAAGGTACATTCTTAACTGACGTATCATTTGGTGATTTAGGTTATTCAAATGACGGTTTAGTACAAATTAGTGCATCTTTACGTATGGACAGATGTATCTTAGTTTACTAATACAATACTATTGATAAAAAAATACATACTACTATATTTAACCATAGGGACACTATAAACTCTCTATGGTTATTTTTTTTATATGGATACAACACAACAATATGGACAACAAAACTTCTCTTTACCACACGATGTGGTAAAACTACCTACAGGAGGAGTATTTTACAAAAATAAAAAGAAATCGGTTAAGGTGGGATATCTTACCGCGGCAGATGAGAACATCTTAATGGCTGGTGACAGTATAGGTAAAGATGGTTTGGTCATTACGTTATTACGTAATAAATTATATGAACCTGACTTAAGACCTGATGAATTATTACAGGGGGATTTAGAAGCAATTCTAATCTTTTTAAGAAATAGTGCGTTTGGACCTGAGTATAATATTACATTGACTGACCCTGACACTAACAAAAAATTTGAAACAACTATCTTATTAGATGAGTTATACATCAAAGAAACCAAAGAAAAACCTAATGATGAGGGATATTTTATTGTTCAATTACCAAAATCAAATTCTACCGTAAAATTAAAACCGTTATCATTTGGAGAACTTAGTGAGTTGGATAAAATGGCTGACCAGTACCCTGTTGGGAGAATCGCCCCAAAACAAACTTGGAAATTAAATAAAATGGTTGTTGAAATTGATGGTAACTCAGATGTTGCTCACATTACACAAACCATTGACTCTTTACCAATATCAGATGCTAAGTTTATTAGAAACTTTGTTGAGGAAAATGAACCAAGACTTGACTTAGTCAGAAAAGTTAACGCCCCGTCAGGAAAAGAGGTATATGCGAATATAGCCTTTGGGGTGGAGTTTTTTCGGCCTTTCTTCTAATTATCGAGAAACCCAATCTTGGGAATATTATGTCTGTACTAAACACTTAAATGTTTCGTATACAGACTTTCTTTCTATGCCCGTATATCTACGGAGATATATAATTGACCAATTTGTTAAGGAAATTACTCCAAAAAATAATTAGTCAATCTATTTATATAAAAAATAATTTATGTTACAAACAGGTGGTAATAAAGATAACGAGGCGGAATTAGCCAAATTAAAAGCGGCGAACGAAGAAGCGTCTAAAGTTAGTTTAAGTGTTATACCTGGACTTGATGCGGTCATTAATAAAATGACGGATGTTAATAAGAGTTTAGGTGGTTTTACTAAAGAAATTAAAGACTCAATTGAAACCGTTGAAACTACGGTAAATTCGGTATCTAGATTATTTGCGGGTAGTCAACAGATGGCTCAAAATACAAGAGACCTTCTAAGAGATGCTACTCCGTCAGTTGCGGCGTTAGGTGGAAACATTGCTGATGTTGCTAAAATTCAAAAAGGTGTAATTGAAGGATTACAAACTCAATCAAGTTTAAATACTGACTCATATAAAGAATTATACGCCGCGGGTTCATTGGTTGCGGGTGCAAGTGAAAATGCAGGTGCTAAAGCCGCTGCGATGATTCCTATGTTTGCAAATGCAGGTTATGGGATTAATAATATAGGTAAAGAAATGACGGGTATTCTTAATTCGGCGAAAGAATTAGGTGTTACTTCACAATCTGTATATAAACAATTAGAAGGACAGATGGGTAAGATGGCTTTGTACAACTTTGATGGAGGAGTACAAGGAATGGCTAAAATGGCCGCTCAAGCGTCTTTATTGAGAATTGATATGAGTCAAACTTTAGGTTTGGCCGATAAACTATTTGAACCTGATGCTGCGGTTCAAATGTCAGCCGCGTTCCAAAGATTAGGGGTTCAGGTATCTAGTTTACTTGACCCGTATAAATTAATGGATATGTCAAGAAATGACCCTGCAAAACTACAAGAAGAAGTTGGTAAGGCATTAAAATCAATGACATATTTTGACGAACAAACTAAAAGTATTAGAATTTTACCTGGTGCCCAAGGACAATTAAGAGAAATTGCCAAAGAAATGGGTATGAGTGCCGACCAAGTTGCGAAGTGGGCGATGAATGCTGGTGACCTCGATAGAAAAATGAGGGAAATTACATTTAATCCTGAATTCGCGGATGAGGATTCTAAGAAAATGATTGCTGGTATGGCTCAACTTGGTGCGACTGGTGGTAAATTTGAAGGTCAATATGTTATCAAAACCGCTTCAGGAGACGAAAAATTAGTTTCCGAAGTTAAGTCTGAAGACTTAAAGGAAATCCAATCGATGAATGAAAAATTGGCTAGCCCTGCAAAAATGCAATTAGAAGCGAATGGTATTTTAAAAAATATTGAAAACTTGATAGCCGCAAGACAAGGAGTTATAGGACGTGCGGTTGCAACACAACCTAGTTTTGTTAAAGATATTGAAAGTCTTGGTAAAATAGTTGCAACAGGTCAAGAAACTATTAATATGACTATGGGTTTACAACGAGATGCTAATGATAAAAATCAAATTCACGTAGAATCCATATCAAAAAATATTCAAAAGTTAACAGACGTTCTTAGTAAATCATTTGATAAACTTAGTAAAGGTGATATTACAGGTGCTGGACAAGAAATGGCGTCTGGTGGTAAGGCGGCATACGAACAAATTAAAGGTGCCGTTGGTAATGTCCCACAAAACTTTTCAGAATCTCAGGAGATGTGGGGGGGTAATGTTGATGTTACGGCAATTAAAACACTTCTTAGTAGTAGTATGTTATCAGAAATTCCAGATACTATTAAAGAACAAATTAATACTGCGTTAAATGGGTTGTCTGGAAGTCAAACGGTTAATAGTTCTAATGTACAAACCGCAGCACCAAACCCAACAATAACACCAAACCCAACAATAACACCGAGTCAGATAACTAATCCTACTATTAATAATGGTAATGCAACACCACCATTACCTGAGACAGGTAATGTTAAAGTTGACGGAACTATTAGTGTTAATGTTAACCCTATTGGTCTGGAAAGTTTTGTTATGGATATGTTGGCTAAATCAGATGTTTCAACGGCAATTTACCAAGGAAATAGTCGAACAGAAAGAATGATGAATGACTTAAAAGGAAGTGGGGAAAACAAAGCTAAGGCAGGAAATTTATTTGGACCGACATCTGCGTTCGCATAATATCATAGATACTTTAAAAAAAATAAAACTATTATCTATTTATAGATAAAATAAAAAGGATGCCAAGTACGTTAACATTTCCATCTACTGAAGGGTTTAGAAATAAGTTATTAGCAAGAAACTTATCTGCATATACAGTGCCAGGTAGTTATGTTCCTCCTTCAGGAACAATAGTAAAAGAAACCGTTCTTAGAGATGAGGGAGTGCTTAATCAGGATGACTCTTTAATTGAAAATCCACCTAAAAATTTAGGACCTACATTCCACGGGTTATATAATTTAAATGAATATGGACCTGATAGCGGATTTGGAGACACTATAACTCAATCACAACCAATCGTATTATCAAATAATAATGGTGTTTATGATATAACAGACACTTCATTACCTCAACAAAGTTTGGACGGTAATACTTGGCCTTCATATAATTCTAACGCAATTGCTGAGCAGGATATTACCTCAGTTAATAGATGGGCGTTCACGACAATTCAATTGGCTCAAATTGGAAATCTACTTCTTACTCCAAAGTTTGAAGAATATGATGTTTTAAACGCTAGTTTACCTGAACAAAGTTTAAATGGTAATACTTGGCCATCGTACAACTCAAACGCGATTTCTGAAGAAGATATTCCATCAGTAAACAAATATTCATTTGATTTTGTACAATTAGCATTAATTGGTAATTTGTTATTAACACCAATCTATTCTAGATACGATATTAGTCAAGCATCACTACCCCAACAAAGTTTGGATGGGTTAGGGTGGCCGTCATATAACTCTAATGCAATTAATGAAAATACTATTTCATCAGTTAATAGATACGGTTTACCGTCAATATTATTATATCAAATTAACGATGTAATATTATCGCCAACATACGAACAATATAATTTAAATTTAGCGAGCTTACCACAACAAAGTTTAAATGGTAATACTTGGCCATCATATAATTCTAATGCAATATCCGAAGAAGATATTCCTTCTGTTAATAGATGGAGTACACCTTATGTTAATTTATTTTCAATTGGTAGTGTCATTTTAGCACCTAAATTTGAAGAGTATGATATAAATAATGCCACACTACCTGAACAGAGTTTAACAGGTGCAGGATGGCCGTCGTATAATCCAGCATTATCTCAACAGGAATTACCTACGGCTAATAAGTATTCTTGGGACAATGCAAATATTGAATTATATTCGGTTGAAACTAAACAGTTAACACCAAGTTTTTCATCGTATTTCACTTTTGTTCCTTCATATTATACACCTTATCAAATACTATTACAAGACGACCCGACAGGTTCTGACGGTAGTTTATCTCAGGACTCGTATATTGTACAACTTGGGGCAAAAACTCTTAGACAAGAGTTAAAAGAAAGAATTGACAGACAATTAATAAAGAATACTGTTGGTAGAATTAATTTACCTAACGCGGCTAACGACCCATTAATGGCCGTTCAGATGTTACAAGGTAAAATACCTTTAGTTGAGAGAGATTGGGTTATTACTCGACCTGGTAATATTTTATTTAGAGCTGCGGATTTCGCAGCAAGACTTGGTGGTTTTTATTTTCCAGGTTCTGAAATTCCTGGTGATTATTTTGAAACTGACCCTAAAAATTTAAACCTTGCGGGTCAAATAGGTAAAGCCCTTGGTATTAGTAGTAATAAAGGATTGATTGGTAGGTTAACTCATCAAAAGTCCGCGTCCCAATTATTTCTTAATAACACGGGTGGTGGACAAAAATCACAACTTTATTATACCTTAGGATTTAACAGATATGGACCTGATTATGATAAAGGGATTATTGGTAATCTTATTGACGGTGCTAAAAACTTATTAAACAGTATTTTAGATAAACCAACTAAAGGTGGTTATTACGTTGGTAGTAAAGAAGTTGACCCTAGTTATGTTGATGGTCCTTCAGGTAAATTACCTTTAAATATGTTTGGAGAAGAAGTTCAAACATCTGTTTACGGACCTAATGTTTTAGCTGACTTATACGAGCCAGGTTTAGATGGTATTAAATTTGGTTTTGCGGGGGATTCTTTCTATGGAAATGGAGGACTTGCAGGAGGATTAACTTGGTCAACGGCGAATTCCAATTCAAAGATTGGGTATAAAGTTGGTAAAAATGGTAACCCAGTTAGTATTGATTCCGAATATAACCAAACTAAATCTTATTTAAGTATTGATTTAAGTACTACTGATAAAAATTTCAGAGAAGGTTCTATTCTATGGCATACTCAAAAATTAGTTGAGGCTGGTGAAGGGGATACTGCTCACGTAGGTAACGCCATTAATCAAATCAGTAAAGTCTTTAATGATGGATATAAAGAAATTACTAAAGGTTCTAAAGTGATGAGTTATGTTGATGAAGGTGGAGTTGTAGTTGGTAAAGAATATTGTAGAGTTTTTACTAAAGATACTCCATATTTTACATATGCAGATTTACAAAAGAGAGATGGTAATCATAGAGGATATTCGTATTCTGTTTTAGATAAAACATATAATCTTAATATTGCACCTTTAAAAGGTACATCAACCTCAAGTTCTACAAATATTAAAGATGGTAGAGTAAAAAAATATATGTTCTCACTTGAAAATTTAGCTTGGAGAACATCAAACAGACCTGGTTTAACATATCTTGATTTACCTGAGTGTGAGAGAGGTCCTAACGGAGGTAGAGTTATGTGGTTTCCACCATACGATATTAGTTTTAATGAAAACGTAACACCAAGTTTTCAGGGACAAGATTTCTTAGGTAGACCTGAACCCGTATATACATATAAAAGTACTCAAAGAACGGGTACTTTAAATTGGAAAATTATTGTTGACCACCCGTCAATTTTAAATACGATTGTTGAAAAAGAATTAAAGGGTAAAAATAAAGATTTAATTAACGGTGTTGTTGATGCGTTTTTTGCGGGATGTAAGAAATATGATATCTATGAGTTAGCCAGAAAATATAATACAATACCAATTAGTGAGTTGTTCTATATGCAACAAATCATTACTAATCCAAATGTAAGACCTGAAGATGTTGAGAGTTTTGAACTACCAACGGTTGAAGAACAAGTAAAACCACCAACAACAATCCCAACAAATATTGATTTAAGTAAATGGGTTGGTTTAGGGTTTTATTTTGATAATGATTATCCTAATCCAAAAACTACTCAAACTACAACTACAGATAGTTTTGCGAGTTTATATACTAACTACACTGCTAAACAAGCGACATATCAGACTAATGCGACTGCCGCAAACAAACCTTTAGTAGATAACTTCTTTAAAGATGTTGTTATTTTCAACTATTCTGAAACTGAGAAATTCTTAAATGATTTAGTTTCTACGTTTGAAAATAATAAAACACCTGATGGAACAAAAACCTCAGCTAAGGTTGAGTTAGTTTTAGATGGTAGTGCTTCGGCCCCTAACACCGCAGCGTATAATAAAAATTTATCACAACGAAGAATTTCTTCGGTTCAAAATTATTTAAAAACTTGGAATAGTGGTAAATTAAAAAAATACGTTGACGACAAAGTTTTAACGGTTAAGGATGGTGCGGCATTAGGTGAATCTCCTACTAACGTTTCACCTAAATCTAAAGGTGGTGGAACATTAGGTCCTTTTAACTGTTCTGATGGTGACCCATCAGCGAATAAAAATACTGAAATTTACACACCTAATGCTATGGCTTGTAGAAGAGTTAGTATTAGAAGTATAAACTCTAATGTGGAGCCAACCCCTACAATATCGAAAGAAGGTAGCACTCAAGGGGGTAATGGTGGTAGTATTAAACTTGGTTATAAACCAGCGACACCCGTACCTCCAACAATCACCACAACCCAAAAACTTAAGGATGGTATTAGTAAAAAAATACTTAGAAGATTGTTATCTGAATGTGACTATTTTACATTGATAGAAGAACAGAATCCTATGTTTTATGATACTATTAAAGAAAAGGTAAAATATTTTGACCCTGCGTTTCACTCTATGACACCTGAAGGTCTTAACTCTAGATTAACTTTCTTACATCAATGTACAAGACCTGGTGATACTATTCCTGTAATTGGTAATGATGGTAAACCTAAATATAATAGTTCAGTTAACACTAGTTTCGGTGCACCTCCTGTTTTAGTATTAAGAATAGGGGATTTTTATAATACAAAAATTATCCCTACATCGTTACAGATAAGTTACGACCCGTTAGTTTTTGATATTAATCCTGAAGGTATTGGAGTTCAACCTATGATTGCTAAGATATCGTTAGGGTTTAACTTTGTTGGTGGTTCAGGATTGAAAGAGCCGATTGATAAATTACAAAACGCACTATCATTCAACTATTATGCGAATACTGAGATGTATGATGAAAGAGCTGATTGGACCGACGATTCATTTAAAAAGATTGATAATGATTTACTTAGGGCTTTATTAGATAAGACACCTGTAGTTGGTGTAAATGATGCTAATAACGCATTGTCTAATGAGGGGGGTACTACTATTGGGGTCATCCAAGAAAAAGTGGAATCTGATTTAGGAACTAGCGGTACCATTACTTATCAAAAAATAATGGACGAGTCATTATTAAAGGGAGGTCAATCTTACATTGATACTACTTTAAATAAAATCGAACAAATAACTAAAGATTATAACTTCCAAATTTATACTGCGTATTCTCAGGGTAGAAAATATGTTAAAGGTAATACTAAAGAATTTACAACACCTAAAGAATTGAAAATTTACGGTAAAACAGATACTATCGAAAGTAATATTAGTAAATTATATGAAATGGTAATCGCCGATATCGATAAGGTTAATAGTAAAAATGATGATGGACTTAAATACATTACTAATCTATATCAAAACGATTTTCAAAATTCTGTAATTAAGAAAGTTAAAGAAAATTTGAAAAACGCGGTAAATAAAACCAAATCAAATGTGTTAACCGCTCTAACATCAGCGGATAATGAAATGACCAAAGCTCAATTAGAGTTGATTAGAACGTTGGCTAAGTTAGATATTGTTGATACGAAGTGTGATGGTTATATTAAAACCGACCAAACGGCTAAAATTTATAATATAACTGCAACTACTGAAGTCCAATCTGGTTCAACATTTGCAAATACTTATGATGAATTAGTTGGGGACTACAGTTCTGCAATAGATTCACTATATTCTTTTTATACCGATATGACGAGTTATAAATCAACAGGAAATACCCCTAAAACATACTCTTTAGTTGATTTGGAATATAAACCTGATAATTTAAAAACATATAAAGATGGTGGTTTAGGTACCGACCCTAAAAATGGTGATGAAGAAAGAAGATTTTATGCTTTGATGAGTAAAACAATTTTAGATGGTAATTTATTTGAATCTTTTATTAAAGATGTTGTACCAACTGACATTGCAAATTCAAAGTCAGCAGGTCCTACATTAATTGATTATACTAAAACATATTTTACGAATATTAAATCAAGTTATAAAGAAGAATATGATGCGGAACAATTAATCGTTAAGACATTTAAAGAAACCGAAAATTACAAAGACAAATATTCTAAATGGACACCATATCCGTCAGGTAAGATTAGAAAGTTTGACTTCAATGGGTATGTCGAAGGTACTGGTGAACAAACAACCAGAGTACAAAATTTATATAAAAATGGTAACTCGAATGAAGATACCGCAACATTTAACGGAAAAAATAAACTAAACTAATGTCAGACTTATATTTTAACAGATATTATAACTTTCTAATTAATGGAAACCAAACTGTGGTACCGTTTGTGAAAATACCCGTAAAGTCTTCGGATAAGAAATATTTTTATAAAACGGGTATTAGCCGTTTAGATAAGATAAGTCAAGAATTTTATGGTACTCCTTTTTTTGGATGGGTTATACTTGCGGCGAATCCGCTATACGGGGGATTAGAATGGAACATACCTGACAATGCTCTATTGACAATTCCATTTCCTTTAGTAGCTTCTGTACAAGATTATGAATCTGAACTAAACACTTACTTCTTCTATTATGGTAGATAACAATGAAAATGTATTAGTTGAATTCGATTATCAAAACATTGTTTTAGTTGACCCAAATAAAATAATAGATAGTGAAGGAAACGTTAAAGAAAGATTATTAAAGCACGAGAACTTAGTTTATTATGCGAACTTGGAATGTAATTTATTCCCAAGGACAAGACTTTCAGTTGGTAATAATGGGTATTATGAAAATAAAACCGTATCGATTGCTGCAATTAATTTTTTAAAGCCAGGTAATAAAACCTTTTTAGATAATGGTTATTTAGATGAAATAACAGGATTCAATAGTGTCCAAGGTAAAGGGGCTAATCAAATCATTGAAACTAATAATCAAATTGTTAAGTCTGACAAATCTACAGAATCATATCAAACACAATCAATATCAAATAACATTGATAATAATTTATTATTAATTAGTGACATTTCAATTAATACCCCTTTAAATTTAACACCGACAGTTACAATTAAAATGGAGGATATTAGAGGTAGAGCGTTATTTGAACAAGGAGAAAATTCACCATATTCTGTATTTTTTAATTACCCATATCCATTATTTTATTTAACGGTTAAAGGTTATTTAGGTAAGGCGGTAAAATATCAGTTAGCATTAAAAACATTTAATGCGAGATTTGACACCGCTAGTGGTAATTTTAAAATTGAGTGTGTCTTTATGGCGTATAAGTATAATGTTCTAACTAATGTGAGTATGGAACAAGTTAAAGCGATTCCTTATATGTATAGAACCAAATATACTTTAAGTCCTGTTGGAGACGCGTCATCACAATCAGCCCAAAATCAAGTTGGTAATACTACTAAAGATGTTGCAATGAAATCAACATCTAGAGGATATGAGAAAATGAAAGAAGTGTACTCAGAGTATAAAAGTAAGGGATTAATTCCTGAAGATTTTCCTGAGATGACTTTACAAGAATTAGTTGTAAAACTTGAAGTGCTTGAAAAGACTATAACGGATAGTTTAAGTAAAGCGGATATGGCTCCAATAACTGACGGTGAAAACTATCAAAATAATTTAACTGAATATGAAAAAGAAGTTTATTTTGCTAGAGGTAATTCTTGGTTTTATAAGTATATGAACACTACTGAGTTTTTTATTGACAAAGCTACAGGTTTAAAAATGTACACATTCAATAAAGAAACCATTGAAGGTAAGAAAAAATTAACTGCAATTACTGATTTATCAAAAGGTTTAATCCCTAAATGGAATAAAGTTTTAGCGGATAATAAAACTTTCGGTAATGGTGGGAAATATAAAGTTGGTGGTGAAGAATTTAATTCGGAGATTCAAAATAAGATTAATTTTTTAATGTTCACTATTAATTCTTCTCCTGACCAAATCAATTGGGACGAAACCTATAGACAAAGAACGGGTAAAGAAGCTAATGAGGTTGGTGTTACAGAATTAAAAACAAAATCATATCAAAATGTTTTACGTTCAGCAACTGTTGATGGTGAAGATGTTACATTTAATTGGTATGTTTTTGAGGGACCTGGACGATTTGTTGACAGTATGCAAATTATGCACAATAAGGCGACATCTAAATTAGACGAAATCCAAGAGAAATTCTCTAAACTATTGTCTACAAGATTATCAGACCCTAAAAGTGGTTTAGGATTTAAACCTACATTGAAAAATGTTATCGCGGTTTTATTGGCGGGTAGTGAGGCGTTTTTACGAATAATGTGTGATGTTCACCAAAACGCTTGGAACCAAAGAAAAAACAAATATAGAGTTGGTGCGGTTTTAAGTAATGATAAATCCGCAACTTCAGTTGATGCTAAACAATCTGTGGCAACTACTGATGGTAATTTAATTCCTGTGTATCCTTGGCCTCAATATTTTATTGAAACTAATAATGATAAAGGTGAGAAGTTTGAAATTGCTTACCCTGGTGACCCTAAAGTTATTTCTAAAACTAAAGGGTATCTATATGATGTGTGGCCTGAAGTTGAATTTGTAGAAGAATTTATTAAGGGTAAAACAGTCACCATAGTTCCTAGTGCGGATACTCAATCAAGTACTTCGGCGTCCAACCTTGTTAATAGAGTATCATTAAATGCTATAGATTTCCCAACAACAAATACATTCTTTTCGAACAAACAAGAGTCTAAATTTATGTATGAAATTTGGGAAAGAATCTTTTTACCTGCGAATTATCAAAGGTTTATGAGACCTAATGCTGAAAATGAAATTCTTGATGTTATTGCCGAATCGGAGTTCATCAATATCAGTAAATCGTTATTACAAGATGCTCCATTCTTAATTGAGAAACTAAAAAGATATGGTTTTAATTCAAGTAATTACGTACCATTCTTGGCGAGTATATCGAATGACGGTCTTGGAGAAAGTTGGCAAAAATTTATTAGAGATGAATTTGTAACGACATATATTCAACAGGAGGTTGAAAGCCAATTTGTTATTTTAGATAATACGGTTATTAGTTCAGGATATCAAAATGTTGACCCACAACCCACTAACATTGATAAGTTTAAAAGTTATTTAAAAAGTAATGTGACTAATAGTACTAATTTTTTAGACACATTACCTTATAATATGGAAGGGTGGTACTCTCAAAATTTGGCAAATGGTAAAACTTCGGGTTCTATTAGAGACATATATAATACTAGTAAGGTTTATGTGTTGAATGAAGATAAAAAAATGGTTGCAAATTTTGATAGTAATACGACCACTAGTGATAATAGACCTGTTAGTAGTTTTAATTATTTAAAACCTAACATTCCTACACAGGACGGATTGGGATTACAAAGCTTTTATTCCCAAAGAGCTGGTGACGACTTCGCGAACACACAACAAGTAACTGAAGGGCAAGTTAATTATATTAATTATAGTGGTAATGTTTCTGCACAACAAACAACTTCAATGATGAACACACCTATGTTTGTAAACTCGGTTTTACAAGGAGTTGATAATTGGTTGTCGGGTAATACATATCCATACGTTAACGCGTCTTATTTGTTGTTAAACAGTTTACCTATAGCGACTCTTAGAGAAAAATATAAATCATATTCGAATGGGGTTGCAACCGATTTAGATTATATTTTTGCGGTATTTAAAAAATTTGGTGCAATTCATAAAGTCCCATATGCTTGGGTTTTAAAATATGGTTCTATTTGGCATAGATATAAGAATTGGGTTGAAAACGGTGTAGATATTTTAGACACGGTTTGGACAGATTTTGACGCAGCAAGTAATTATGACCCAACTGTAAGTGACCCTGAAAGAACCTATACTTTAACAATCCCTGGTGATACGACAACTACTGACATTGTTTTACAAAGTGTAACTCCTGTTGTGGGTGGAACCGTAACCCAATTAAATTTAGGATTCTATCCTAAAGTTATTGATAAATTTAATTTGTTCTACAGAGGATATAATTTATTTAATGGTTATACTAATGCCGACATTCAAACTCAGTTAGATAATTCCACTAGTGGATTTACATTAACACCTGTCTCAGATGCGATAATCAACAAGTATTCAGGTTATAATAGTTCCGATTTAACGGATATACTATCAATTAAACCTTGGAATTGTACTTTATTAGATAAGAGGAATAAATTAGAATATATCGTACCTTCTTTTGGTAGTACTATTAATCAAATAAATTCAGAGTGTTTTGATAACTCAGATAAATTACTATTAAGTATTACTTCAAACCCCGCAATTTTTAACGGGTCGGTTAGAAGTTTTTGGGCTTTACCGAATTATGGGTATTTTGATTTGTTTGAAGTTGATAAACCCCAACCTACACAACACCTTAAAACAATTCTAAGTGGGTCTCCAGACCAATTAGCGTTTACGTTAGGTAAATATAGTGCCTATACTTCCAATGAAGAAATGTTCTCAGTCTTTAATAGAGAAATTTTGGATATGTTGGAAAATGAGTTCTTGAAGTTCTCAAAATCTATGTATGAATATGAGACTAAACAAGTAGGTGATTTAGTAACAACTAGAGTTCAAATTGATAAATTATATTTGGACCCTAACGGTATTAATAAAAACTTCCAACTCTTATTAAAAGATATGATGTCAGTAAATATAGTTACTCCATCATCAACCAGTTCTTCAAATCAAACTAATACGTTAAAAAAAGAACAATTTATTAAAGTTAATAATACTATTAAAAATTTCTTGGAATTTGATGTTGTTTTAAAATACGGTAATCCTGGTGATTATAATAGAAGATTATTTGATAGTTTTGCAACTAACGTATTCATTGAAGATAAGATATCGTTTAATTATTATGTTGAAGGTTCGTTACCTAAATCAGGGGTTACGGGAACAACACTTTCAGTTTACAAATCCGCAAATCCTGAAAGTTGGAAAGCGTTAGAAACGTATGTCGGGTTCTCAACTGAGGAAGGGGTTAAATATACTAGTACGGGTAGTGTTGTTACTGATTTCTTTATTGATATGAATGTTGAGTTCATTCCTGAGTCAGTCCAAACATTAGCACCTTTAATTAAGATTTATGCGACTCAAAAGAAATTAGACCCAACAATGAATCGTGGTAAATTTATTGCGTTGTTAAATCAATATTTAAACGACAATAAAAAATTTAGTGATACTTTATTAAATTCGGTATTTCAGAAAGTTAGGTTTGGACTACCAAACGTTGACATTATACCTGAAAAACCTATGGATACTGCTTTACAAGGTGAACAAACTAAAGTTGAGTTGTGGGAGAATTTTAAAGCGTTAAATGATACTTGGGTTGCTGGGTATGATTATACTCAGACAACTTTCTTAGAAGATGTACTTCTATTAGATAGAGGTAATAGAAACATTGCAGATGAGGTTTTAATTGACCCATTTAAGGTTAGAAACTTATTAAAAACAATTAATCCTAGTGCTTCTGTGTATTTCTATCTTGAGTCGTTATTAGATATTCATCATTTTGTTTGTATGATGCACCCTGCATATGTTAACTATTACAATGTACAGGAAGTTGAAAAAAACAGTGTACCTAAAATTGAGGGTAGTTTGGAATTTGGTAATACTTTATTTGGTACTTACTTAAATGTAGATACTCGAGCTTCATCTCCAAAATTAGTTTGTATATATGCCGCAGAACCAAGTAAACATTTGGAAAACGATAAAAATGAAAATAATAGATTTAAGTCAGATTCATTTGATTTAAGAAGAAGTAGTGATAACCCATTGACTGATAAGTTAGAAGGTAAGACCGATTGGGGGTTATCAAATAGAGTTGTTGGGTTTAATGTTGATATCGGAATTAGAAATCAAAACATATTTTACTATTTTGACGTATCTCAGGATAGTGGTAAACAAACGTCGGAATCTTTACTTCAGATGGATAATCTAATTAATCAGTCGAACGGTAAACAAACTGCGACTCAAAACGTTTCATTATGGAATTTTTATAAGAGTAGGTCATATCAGTGTAGAGTTAATATGTTGGGTAATGTTATGATACAACCAACAATGTATTTTAACGTAAGACACGTACCAATGTTTAATGGTCCTTATTATATTATGGATGTTAATCACAGTATATCACCAGGAAGGTTTGAAACCACATTTACAGGTATTAGACAACAGGTGTTTGCATTACCAAAAATGGAAAACTACATCCAAACTCTAACTAAAAAGTTATTCCTTGACTTATATCAACAGGTTAAACAAAAAGTTAATACGGACGCTAAAAGTAATTCTACGGCTAATTCAAATCCGAATAGTGTTACAACAACAAGTTCAACCGCGGCACCAAGTACCAATAATGCTACGGTAACAAATACAGGTAAGGTTGATGATTCTCAAAATTGTTCAACTAAGTTAGACCCTAAATACAACAAATACGTAGGGTCTAATCCTGAACAGTCTTCATTAAGTCCTAAACAAGTAATCGATGGTATTAATTATAATATTTCAAGTGGGGATAATTTGGATATTACTAAGATGATGTCATTTGTAACAATTTATTTAGAGTCGTTTAAAGACAATCAATTTTACACATTCAACAATAACTTTGCGGGTGTTAAATTAAATTATGATTGGCCAGGTGAATTACCTAAATTCTTTACACCAAACAAATATCTGTGTGTTTTATCTAAAGATGGTTATTCATATCCATATGCGGAGTTTAGCGACATTAATAATGTGTATAAATTACTTGGTGCTAAATGGGGTCCTGTTTCATCATTGTCAACAATGGATGCTGAATCATTAACTGAAAGTTGGGTTAGAAGATGGAATAAGGGTACTATGGGTATTCCTGACTTTGAAAAATTTAAAACCGATAAGAAAACTGAGTATGATAATTTAATTTATAAAGTAACCGAGGCAATGAAATTGGCGACTACTTTAGGACTATTAACTCCACCACCACCTCCTGTAACAATTAATTATTTAGGTGAGTTTGACACCTTACAAGGTAATGATGGTAGTTACTATAATTTAGAACAGAATAATGGTAAATTTAAAGTTTTACGAATTGTTGACTCTAATTATAATTACAATAATGTTGGTAGTACGTTGTTTAAAGATTCTAATGGAGATATTATGACCTATGGTTGTGTATCAGGTTCGGGTTCAAAGACGTGTACAGTAAATGGTAAAAACCCTGGAACATATACAATGAATGTTGAATATTACCCTAACGGGCAATTAAATTCGACTAAGATAGATTTGGTTAGTCAACCGTTTACACAATAACATTTACAATAACTGCAATATTTATAATAAAAATAAGATTATGGACGCAAATTTAATATTAGATAATTACTTAGGTAAAAAAACCAGAACTACAGAAAAAGATATGGGTGATGGTACTAAACAAGTATGTGATTTAGACACTAACGAATGTTATACTGTTAGAATGAAAGATGGTTTAATTGAAAGAGTTGACCATATGATGTCTAAAAATAAAAAAGTTCAAGTTGAAACACTAACTGGTGTTAAACAATTATTAAACGGATAAGAATATGGCAATCGATAAGAAAATTATAGAAGAAATTAAAAGATATAATTCAATTAACAAATATATCTTAGAACAAGAATTACCTGAGCCACCTGTTGGAGATGCTCCACCATTACCAGGAGGAGATGAACCTGTTGGAGACGCGCCTGTTGGAGATGCTCCGCCATTACCAGGAGGAGACGCACCTGTTGGAGGTGAAACTCCTGCGGAAGGAGAACCTCAACCTATTGACACTGAAACAGACCCTGATGTTGAAAAAATTGACGACGAGGGAAATCCTGAAGGTGAAGAGGGTATGGAAGATACTGATAGTGAAGAATTAGATATCACAGATTTGGTGACAACTCAAAAAGATATGGGTCAAAAACAAGATGAGTATTTTGAAAAGTTATTTGGACACTTAGACAACTTAGAATCTAAGTTAGGTGAAATGGACCAATTAATGAGCAAGATTAACTCTATGGAAGAGAAAATTGAAAAATATAGAGAAAAGACACCACAAGAAAAATTAGAACTTAGAAGTTTAGATTCGGGGCCTTTTAATCAAAAATTGACAGATTTCTTTATCGATAAAGAACCTGATATGGAAAAATCAGGTAAGAATGAATATATTTTAACAAGTGATGACGTTGAGAACTTCTCATCCGCGGATATTAAAAATTCATTCACTATGGAACCTAAAAAGAATTTCGGATTTTAATTTGACAAAGTAGGTAATTGGGTTTATTATTAGGTTACAAATAACTTAAAATTTTAAAAACAATTATTATGATGTCAACACTAGATTCTGTCTTAGCTCAGTACGAGAAATCACAACAGTCAGGAGGTAACTCCAACAAAATGTCTATGGACGAACGTATGAAGAAATACTTCGCAGCGATTCTACCACAAGGACAAAACTCTGCTCAAAAACGTATTCGTATCCTCCCAACAAAAGATGGTAGTTCGCCATTTGTTGAGGCTTGGTTTCACGAAGTGCAGGTAGGTGGTCAATGGAACAAACTATATGACCCTTCTAAAAACGATAATGAACGTTCACCTTTGAACGAAGTTTATGAAGAACTTACCGCAACAGGTAAAGAGTCTGACAAAGAACTTGCGAAAAATTACAAATCAAGAAAATTCTACATTGTCAAAGTAATCGACAGAGATAAACCTGAAGATGGTGTTAAATTCTGGCGTTTCAAACACAACTACAAAAATGAAGGTGTGTTAGACAAAATTATTCCAATTTGGAGAAATAAAGGGGATATCACTAACGCTGAAAACGGTCGTGATTTGATTATTGAATTAGCTAAAGCTAAAACTCCAAAAGGTAAGGATTATACTATCATCCAAACAATTATGTACGATGATGCTCAACCATTACACGAAGACAAGACTCAATTAGATGCTTGGGTTAATGATGAATTAACTTGGAGAGATGTTTACTCTAAAAAACCAACTGACTACTTAGAGGCGATTGCACGAGGAGAAACTCCACGTTGGGATTCTGAAAAAGGTGGTTATGTTTATGGTGATAGTTCATCTGAAGAAATGAGTATGGGTGGAGGAACAAGTGCGTCTTCATACAAAGACCCACAAGAGAATGCACAACCTGATGAGGATATGCCATTCTAATATTACTATAGAACTTGGATACTTACTTAGACGTAGTGTCCAAGTTCTATTTATTTTTAAATAAAAACAAAACATAAAATAGACAATGGCGATTAAAAAAAATGATTTCAGTTCGGTAAAGAAAAAGTTCTCTACCTCTGCAAAGTACAAACCACAACGATTTTTCGATTTGGGTCCTGACTTTTTAGATGCGGTTGGTTTACCAGGTCCTGCAATTGGACACTTGAATATGTTTTTAGGTCACTCAGATACAGGTAAAACAACTGCGTTAGTTAAGACTGCGGTTGATGCTCAGAAAAAAGGTATTTTACCTGTGTTTATTATTACGGAACAAAAATGGTCTTTTGAACACGCAAAACTTATGGGGTTTGAGTGTGAAGAAGTAGTTGATGAAGAGACGGGTGAATTGGATTGGGATGGATTTTACATCTTCAACAATAACTTTGACTACATTGAACAAATCACTGATTACATTAACGAATTATTGGATGCTCAAGAAAAAGGAGAATTAGATTACAGTTTATGTTTTATGTGGGATTCAGTTGGTTCAGTTCCTTGTAAAATGACTTACGAAGGTAAAGGTGGTAAACAACATAACGCATCTACATTGGCTGACAAAATTGGTATGGGTATCAATCAACGTATTTCAGGTTCACGTAAAGCGGATTCTAAATACGAGAATACCTTAATTATAGTTAACCAACCTTGGGTTGAGTTACCTGACAATCCGTTTGGTCAACCTAAGATTAAAGCTAAAGGTGGTGAGGCGATTTGGTTGAACTCATCTTTGGTATTCTTATTTGGTAATCAAAAAGGTGCGGGTACAACTAAAATTACTGCAACCAAAGATAAGAGAACTATTAAATTCGCGTCAAGAACAAAGGTATCTGTGATGAAAAACCACATCAATGGTTTAGGTTATGAAGATGGTAAAATCATTGTAACACCACACGGATTCATTGCGGGTAAGGAAGCGTCAGAAGAAAAAGCGTCAATCGAAAAATACAAAAAAGAATACGCTGATTATTGGAAAGAAATCATCGGAACTGATGGTGATTTTGATTTGAGAGAAGAAAAAGAGTCGTAACATTATAAATAAAACTAAGTGACTAAAACATTATTAGTTGACGGTAACAATTTACTAAAAATAGGATTTCACGGGGTAAAAGATTTTTACCACAATGGAGAACACGTTGGAGGGATATGGCATTTCATCAACACTCTACGTAAATTTATTGAAGAATATAACTACGACAAAGTTGTGGTATTTTGGGATGGAGAAAGTAGTTCATCCGCAAGAAAATTAATTTACCCACAATATAAAGAAAATAGACATTCCGAAACAAATGTTTATAAGGAAGATTCTTTCACAAAACAGAAAGAACGAATTAAAGAATATTTGGAGGAAATGTTTGTAAGACAGATAGACATTGACAATAATGAGGCTGATGATTTAATTGCCTATTATTGTCAGGTGTCTCCTGATGAAAATAAGACAATATTTTCAGGTGATAGGGACTTAACACAGTTAATCTCAGAACGTGTCTCTATCTATTCCCCAAACACTAAGACAATGTATAAGAACGGTGATAAGATTAAAGTTTATCACTATGAATTTCCGCATCAAAATATTAAAACATATAAAATATTATCGGGAGATAAATCAGATAATATAGATGGTATCTATTATTTGGGTGAGAAAACTTTAGTTAAATTATTCCCTGAGCTACTTGAAAATACGGTAAATGTTTCCGATATTTTAACAAAGGCTCAAATGTTATTTGAAACGGATAAAAACAATACTGCTTTAAATAATTTATTAACGGGAAAAACAAAAAGAGGAATTTATGGGGATGAATTTTTTGAAATCAATGAAAAAATTGTAGATTTGTCCAACCCACTGATAACTGACGAGGCTAAGGAATTAGTTGAGTTATATTATCGAGAAAGTTTAGACCCTGATGGTAGAGGGTATAAAAACTTAATAAAGATGATGATGGAAAACGGATTCTTTAAATACCTACCAAAGACTGATGACGCTTGGGTTAACTTCATCAGACCTTTTATGAAACTAACCCGAAAAGAAAAAAGAAATTATAAAACAAATAAAAATTAAATTATGACAAAAGAGCAAGACTTAACGAAAATGGAGTTTTTACTTACGTTAAATGACAGAATCATTGTACAACGATTTTACAATGTGAAAGGTTTTAATTCATCTGCAAAAAATTCGTTAGAATTATACGAATTTATTAAAGACGTAAAAGACGATTTAGAGTTGGATTTGAAAAACAGAACAGTTACGTATATGATTGACAACATCAATCAAATTATGGAAGATGAGAACGTTTTAAACACATCAATGACAGATGGTGAAGAACACTTTAATTTATTTATTAAGGTTGGTGATGAGACACTTTGTCATAGACAATTCAACGCAAAATTATACCCACCAAAAATAAGATACACCGTAGATGTACGCCCGTACCTAAAAACTGTACTTAAGGGTTTGACTGACATTTTTTCAGGTGAAAATTTAACTTATGAATATATAGGCCTTCCGCTTTCAGTATAGTATTTATCAATTACACAAACAAATATAGAGTATGAATTCAGGCAAAAATTTTAATTATTTAGGGGAAACTTTCCAACTACAACTTCTTAATCAAACTATCTTAGATAAAGAATTCGCTCGCTCAATTATTGATGTTATTGAACTAAATTATTTTGAAAACAAGTATTTTAAAATCATAATTCAGATGATTAAAGAATACTATAAAAAGTACGAATCAAGTCCATCTTTTGAAACATTAGGTCAAATTGCCAAGTCAGAATTCCAACAGGAATTAGCCGCCAGAATGGTATTAGACACAATTAATAAAGTTGCTGAGGCACCTCTTGAGGGTAGTACTTATGTTCAGGAAAAGGCATTGAAATTCTGTAAACAACAAGAGTTACAGAAAGTGATGACAAAGGCTCAAAAAATCATTGATGGGGGTGAGTTTGAAAACTACGACACATTAGAAGAAATGGTTAGTAAGGCCTTACAAGTCGGAGAAGTAGATAAGGGAACTGAAGATGTATTTCACAATTTAGACGACGTTCTAAATGATGATTATAGACATCCAGTACCTATGGGGATTCCAGGTATTGACAAACTACTTAAAGGTGGTTTGGCTAAGGGAGAAATCGGTGTAATTTTAGCACCAACAGGCGTAGGTAAATCTACATTATTAACAAAAATTGCTAATCACGGGTTTAACTTAGGTTATAACGTATTACAAATATTCTTTGAAGATAACCCAAAGATTATTCAAAGAAAACATTTTACACTTTGGACAGGAATTGCCCCTGATGATATGGCAAATAAAAAAGAAGAAGTAATGGAGAAAGTTACGGCAATAAAAGAATCTATGCCTAACAAATTAACTCTTAAGAAATTACCTTCTGATACTCTAACTATGATGCAAATCAAGAATCAAGTTAGAAAAATGATTGCTGAGGGAAATAAAATTGATATGGTTTTGTTAGATTATATTGATTGTGTTGTCCCTGATAAAAATCTTGGTGACGAATGGAAGAGTGAGGGGTCTGTGATGAGAGGTTTTGAGGCGATGTGTCACGAGTTGAACATTGTTGGATGGACTGCAACACAAGGAAACCGTTCCTCAATTTCATCTGAAGTAGTTACCACCGACCAAATGGGTGGTTCTATTAAGAAAGCACAAGTTGGTCACGTTATCATTTCCGTGGCAAAAACTTTACAACAAAAAGAAATGAAACTAGCTACTATCGCAATTACTAAATCTCGTATTGGTTCCGATGGTGTTGTATTTGAAAACTGTAAATTCGATAACGAACTTATCGAAATTGATACTGAAAGTTCAGTAACATTTTTAGGATTTGAAGAACAAAAAGAGGAACAAAAGAGAGATAGAGTAAAAGAACTTCTTGAGAAAAGAAAAGAAAGAGAGCAACAACAAAAACAAAAACAGTCTTAACAAAAATTAAATTAAAATTACTATGGAAAAAATATTGGTAGAAAATCCCAACAGGTTCGTCATCTTCCCTATCGAACACAATGATATTTGGGAGTTTTACAAACAACATCAGGCGGCGTTTTGGACTGCTGAAGAAATTGACTTGACAAACGACATTCGTGATTGGGAAAATTTATCTGATAATGAAAAATACTTCATTAAAAATATATTATCATTTTTCGCGGCGTCTGACGGAATTGTAAATGAAAATTTAGCGGAGAATTTCCTTAAAGAAGTTCAATACCCTGAAGCTAAATTCTTCTACGGGTTCCAACTTATGATGGAGAACATTCACTCATTAATGTATTCTCTTCTTATTGACACGTATGTATCAAGTCCTGAAGAGAAAGATGAGTGTTTCCACGCAATTGACAAATTACCTGCGGTACAAAAGAAAGCAAAATGGGCTTTGGATTGGATTGAAAATTCAACTTTTGAGGAAAGATTAATTGCTTTTGCCGCGGTTGAAGGTATCTTCTTCTCAGGTTCATTCTGTTCAATCTTCTGGTTAAAGTCAAGAGGAATTATGCAAGGATTATGTAATGCTAATTCACTTATTTTTAAAGATGAGAATTTACATTGTGACTTTGCAATTCATTTATTGAATAATCACATTGAAAATAAACCAAGTGAGAAAAGAATAAGAGAAATCTTATTATCGGCATTGGAGATTGAAAAAGAATTCATTATTGAATCATTACCTGTTTCACTTATTGGTATGAACTCAAACTTAATGAAACAATATCTTGAATTTGTAACTGATGGTTTACTAATTAAACTTGGTTGTAAAAAAGAATTTAATGTTGAACAACCATTTAAATTTATGGAACAAATTGCCGTTGAAACAAAAGGTAATTTTTTCGAATCGAGAACCGTTGAATACCAAAAAGCAAAGTTAGGTGAATCACTTTCATTTACCGATGATTTTTAATATATAAAAAAGAGAAATATGATGTCATTAAGAATAAAAAAGAGAAGTGGAGACGACGCGTCGTTTAACCCACAAAAAATATATCAAAGAATTAAAAGAGCGTCTAAAGGGCTTAACGTTAATTCAGATGAAATCTTTATTAAGGTGATTACCTCAGTACCGACTGAAGGTTTAATCACAACTAAAGAGTTAGATAAACTTATTTATGAAATTGCTGCGGCTTATACGGGTAGTCATCACGACTATTCAAGATTAGCTTCGTCAGTGGCAATATCTTCATACCATAAAGAGACTTCTGAGAGTTTTTCAGAGACTATGCACACATTACACGTTGAAGGTGTAATAAATGACAGGTTAATGGAGATTGTTGAGTCTTATGGTCCAAGTAATATTGATTCGGTAATTAATCACGAAAATGATTATAACTTTGATTACTTTGCTTGGAGGTCATTAATTGAAATGTACTTGTTGAAAACACCTCAAGGTAAGGTAATTGAAAGACCTCAACATATGTATATGAGGGTTGCGTTATGGGTTACTAACACTTTTGAAGAGGCCGTTGAGTATTACAAGTCATTATCAAATCAACTTATTTCACCAGCAACACCAATTATGATTAACTCGGGAACTAAGACTCCTCAGTTAGCATCTTGTGTATTACATTATAATGATTCAGATTCAAGAAACGGATTATTAAACACTTTCAACGACATATCAACGTATTCGTCTGACGCGGCAGGTATTGGGTTATGTTTATCTAATATTCGTAGTAAAGAGAGTAGAATTAATTCATCAGGAGGATTCGCGGGAGGATTATTGAAATATTTGAAAATTGTAAATGAAGGATTAAGATTCTTTAATCAACAAGGTAGAAGACCTGGTAGTGCTGCAATCTATTTAGAACCTTGGCATAAGGATATTATTGATTTACTTGAGATTAAAAAGAATACAGGTGCTGAGGAATTAAGGGCTCGTGATTTATTTACCGCATTATGGATTCCTGATAACTTTATGAAGGCCGTAGAAAATAACGATGATTGGTATTTGTTCTGTCCAAATGATATTATTAAAGCGGGTATTAAACCATTACAAGAATGTTATGGTGACGAGTACGAAGAAAATTACCGTAAAGCGGTTGAGTTAGGTATTGGTAAAAAAGTGTCGGCTCAAACAATTTGGAATAAAATTATTGAATCACAAGTTGAAACAGGGGTTCCTTATTTATGTTCTAAGGATAATGCTAATAGAAAAACTAACCACCAAAATATTGGGGTAATTAAACAATCTAATTTATGTAATGAAATTTATCAGTTTACTGATGAGGAGACAACTGCAATATGTACATTATCTTCTATGGTGTTGAAAAACTTTATTGTTGATGGTAAATTTGATTTTAAATTATTATACAGTGAAGTTAGAAAAGTAGTAAGAGCGTTAAACAACGTTGTAGACAAAAACAACTACTCTACTGACAAAGGACATAAAGGTGGTTTAGAACAAAGAGCGATAGCAATTGGAACCCAAGGATTAGCTGACGTATTTTACTTAATGGATTATATCTTCACATCTGAAGAAGCTAAAAATCTTAACAAACAAATTTTTGAAACAATTTATTTCGCGGCTATCACTGAAAGTAACGACCTATGTAAAACTGAAAACAGAAAACCTTACAAATTCTTTAATGGTTCACCTATGTCTAAAGGAGATTTCCAATTTGATATGTGGGGGTTAGGTGAGTCTGATTTATCGGGTATGTTTGATTGGGAATCATTAAAAAATGATGTTAAAAAATACGGTGTTTGTAATTCATTATTTACGGCTCAAATGCCTGTGGCATCTTCAGCTAAGATTACAGGTTCGTTTGAAATGACAGAACCAGCTCACTCGGCTTTATTTAACAGAAGAGTTGTTGGTGGTGAAATTATGATTGTTAACAAGTATTTGATTAACGACTTTGAGAAAATTGGGATTTGGTGTGAGGACTTAAAAAATGAAATCATCTTTAACGAAGGGTCAATCCAAAAAATTAACTTCAATGCTTACTTAGATACTGAAGATAAAAATTACAATAAAAAAGTTAAGAGAATTGAACATTTAATTCCGAAATATAAAACTATTTGGGAAATCTCACAGAAAGAACTTATTGATATGGCGGCCGACAGAGCACCATTCATTGACCAATCACAATCAATGAATATCTATATGTCAAACCCAACATTATCTAAGATATCTTCATCACACTTCCACTCTTGGAAGAAAGGTTTGAAAACACTTTGTTATTATGTTAGAACGAAGGCGATTTCGACAGGGGCAAAACATTTGGCAATGGATATTTCAAAAATGGAATCACCTAAGAAAAATGTTGAGGTACCTAAAGTAGATTATAGTAATATGAATCTACCACCAAAACCTGAGGGTATTGAGATTGAATGTTTTGGATGTTCGTCTTAATTTAAAATATCACGACAATTATCCCGACACTATGTCGGGATTTTTTATTTTACACTATTTATAAGAAATAATCACGACATATATTTATTGATATGGCAAATGGTAAAACATATGGGATTGCGTTCCCCTTCAACAGTTCTACTGAAGGAGACTATCTGAAACTAACTCAAACTTCGAATGATGAGATAAGGACAGATTTAATTCACCTACTTCTTACAAGAAAAGGGTCTAGATATTTTTTGCCTGATTTTGGAACTCGATTATATGAGTATATTTTCGAACCATTAGATACTCCAACATTTAACAGTATTGAATCTGAGATTCGAGAGTCGTGTGAAAAGTATTTACCTCAATTAAGAATTACCAGCATTAGTGTCAAAGCTTATGTTAGTGAAGAAACTGAAAGTGGTGGTGTAAGTTCAGGTAGTAATACTACTGAGTATAATATGCCAGGTATGGGTGCTGATGAATACACCGCTAAGGTTAAAATAGATTACGTAATAACCGACGATGTCTTTAGTAGTAAAGATTTCGTAATCTTAAATATTTAATTAATATGGCAGAAAAAAGAATATCCTATACCGTAAGGGACTTCCAAGAAGTTAGAACGGAATTAATAAATTTTACAAAAACCTATTATCCTGAGTTAATAGATAACTTTAACGACGCTTCTATTTTCTCCGCTTTATTGGATTTAAATGCTGCCGTATCAGACAACTTACATTTCCATATTGATAGAAGTGTCCAAGAAACTGTTTTACAATATGCTCAACAAAAATCTTCAATATTTAACATCGCAAGAACTTATGGATTAAAACTTCCAGGTCAAAGACCTTCAGTTGCGTTAGTTGATTTCTCAATTACGGTACCCGCAAATGGTGATAAGGATGATGAGAGATATGAAGGTATATTAAGAAGAGGAAGTCAAGTAACGGGAGTTGGACAAATTTTTGAAAACGTATATGATATTGATTTTTCGTCACCATATAATTCACAAGGTTTCCCAAACCGACTTAAAATACCTAACTTTGATGGTAACAATAATTTGATTAGTTACACAATAACTAAAAGAGAATTAGTGGTTAATGGTATTACCAAAGTATTCAAACAAGTTATAACCGCCAATGACGTTAGACCGTTTTTTGAGTTGTTTTTACCTGAAAAGAATGTGTTAGGTGTTACATCAGTTATACAGAAAGATGGTACTAACTATGCTAACGTACCTACGGTGTCTGAGTTTTTATCACCCGCAGGTAAATGGTATGAAGTTGATGCGTTGGCTCAAGACAGGGTGTTCATTGAGGACTCAACAAAACCAACTGATTTACCTGGCGTTAAAGTTGGGCAATGGGTTGTGACTAATGACCGATTTATAACTGAATATACACCTGAAGGATTTTTAAAGATGACTTTTGGTGGAGGTAATACATCTGCGGAAGACCAATTAAGGGAATTTGCTAGAAGTGGAATTGAAACTTTACCGATGCAGAATTATTTAAATAATTTCTCATTGGGTAGTACATTAAAAGCTAATACCACAATTTTTGTACAGTATAGAATTGGTGGTGGGTTAGGTACCAATATTGGAGTTAACACTATCAATCAGATTGGTACTGTTTCGTTCTTCGTAAACGGACCTTCTGAATCAACAAATACTGCGGTGGTTAATTCATTGAGATGTACTAACGTAACCGCAGCAATTGGGGGAGCGGGATTACCTACGTTAGAAGAAATAAGAAATTTTGTATCGTTTAACTTCTCGGCACAAAACAGAGCGGTTACTATTAATGATTATGAAGCTTTAATTAGAAAAATGCCAGGACAATTTGGTGCACCTGCTAAAGTCTCTGTTGTTGAGGAAGATAATAAAATTAGAGTTAAGATATTGTCATATGATACTTCAGGTGCTTTAACATCTATAGTCTCAAATACGTTATTAAATAATCTCGCCGAGTATCTTTCAAACTATCGTATGATAAACGACTACATTTCAATTGAAACTGCGGATGTGATTGATTTGGCCGTTGAGGTGTCAGTTGTATTGGATGCTAGCCAAAATCAAGGGGTTGTTGTTGGTACGATAATTAATAAGATTTCGGATTATTTTAATCCGTCAACAAGACAATTAGGAGGTAACGTTAATATATCTGAAATTAATAAAATAATTCAATCTGAGAATGGGGTAATATCTTTAACTGAATTAAAAGTGTTTAATAAAGTAGGGGGAGAATACTCATCTTCAGAAACTTCAATGAAATATGCTGATTCTTCTACAAAACAGATAGAACCTACGGATAACACAATCTTCGCACTCCCAACTCAAATCTATCAAATTAGATATCCAAATAAGGATATCACGGTTAAGGTTAAGAATTTCCAAACCGTATCAATTAGCTAAGGATTTATTTATTACATTATCTTTTTATGTTTAGAGTAACTTGTTTTTTCTAAACATAAAAACCAGTGCACAGACTTGAAAAACAGTCTATCAACTATTTATCGATTAAAGGAATATAATGGGGAATTCGTATAGAATTAAAGCTAATCCAGGCAAAGACCAAAACTTAGTAGTTCAAGTTGACCAAGATTTTGAACAACTTGAAATATTATCATTAAAAATTAGACAAGGAGATGTCTACCTAAGAATGTGCTCAGATTATGGGGTTATTGCGGGTAGAGTTTTTGCAAACAATGGTTATGGTATACCAAATGCTAAGTTATCAATCTTTATACCTGTTACTGACGAAGATTTAAAAAATCCTGTAATTAAATCATTATACCCTTATAAATCGGTTTTGGACACTAATGAGGATGGTTATAAGTTTAATCTATTACCTTATCTTCCTTCTTATAGTAATCACGTTGCGACAGGGACATTTCCATCTCGAAAAGATAACTTAGTTGACCAAACAGTTGTTCAGTTATACGACAAGTATTACAAATATACGGTTCAAACAAACGATAGTGGGGATTACTTAATTTATGGTGTACCTGTTGGTAGTCACACTATTGTAATGAATGTGGACCTATCAGACATTGGGCCTTTTTCGTTAGGTCCTCAGGATTTAGTCAGAATGGGTCTTGCAACTGAAGAACAATTTGATGGTAATAAATTTAATTCATCTTCAAACTTTAATTCACTACCTCAGGTTATTGTAATTAATAAGAGTATTGAGGTCGCACCATTTTGGGGTGAACCTGAGATATGTCAAATAGGTATTACAAGGACAGATTTTGATATAACCAACGAAGCTAACATTGATATTAAACCTACCGCAATTTTTATGGGGTCTTTAGTTAGTACTTCTAACTCAATTGCGATTAAACAAAATTGTGTTTCTAGAAAAGAAACGGGAAATCAGTGTCAAATGACCACAGGACCTGGTGAGATTTTGGCGATTACCCAAACAATCTTTAACGACTCTGACGGTTTACCAATACTTGAACAAGCCAAATTACCTAACGGGGGTAAAGTTATTGATGGAAATGGGGTATGGATGTTTGACCTACCAATGAATAATAACTACATATCAACAAATGAATATGGAGAACAGGTTATTTCCAATGACCCTAAAGTTGGTATTCCGACTAAAGCCAAATACAGATTTAAAATTAAATGGCAACAAAGTAAGAGTATTGCTGAAGATTTTAAAAGAGGTTATTTCTTAGTTCCAAATATTAAGGAAAAAGGATGGGAGTTTTATGGGTCAGACCCATTACGTGGAGGTCTTGGAGATTATAATGATGCGTTAACATCTTACGCTTTTGATTTAGGTTGGTCTGGGTATACAACAGGTAGTGTTGATATAACAAACCCTGAATTATTATCTTATATTAATTGTGAAGATAGATTTTATGAATTTGATTATAATAAAGTTTATACTGTTTCAGGTTTAATTGATAACTACAAGGTTGCTGGTGGTAAAGAAAAATTCTTAGCAATTAAAAGAATTGATGATGACACCTGTGAGGATAGTGTAAATAAGTTTCCTGCGAATGATGGTGTATTTCATACCTCATTATTGTGGATAATATTAAACATATTGATTTCAATCATTGGGTTCTTAATGTTACCCGTCCTTATTGTTTATGATATTGTTGCGTTTCTTATAAATCTAATATATTTAATTATTCAAACAGTACTTTGTGGTATTTGTGGTATTGGTTTTAGTATCGCGGTAATTAGTTTCTATCCTTTTGGTTGGATTTGTCGTTCTTTAGGTATTGATTGTGACGACCCAAAACTACCAATAAAACCATTGGATATGCCAATGTTAACTTATCCTGATTGTGAAGCTTGTAGTTGCGATGGGTCAGACGGTAATGGTAGTGACCCTACTTCAGGTGGTGCTAATCAAACCACGGGTCAGGCTCAACAAAACCAAAATCAATTTATAACATCATTTAATACACCAACGGCCTTTGGTAAGTTAGATAACCCATCGGTATTTAATAATGTTTTTAGTAACACACTTTTTTGGTCACCATCAGATGTTCCTATTATCAAACAATTATTAGGAGGTACATTTGTTAATGGTACAAATATGACTGCTGGTGGTGTTGGGAGAATAAATACTTCTTCAGGTTTTATGGAATGTTATGATTTACCGTTTGGTGAGAGGATTAATTTATTTAATACTAAAGGTTCTTACTACAATGGTGCTAATCAGGTGAAAGTGACATACGAACCAACTTCTAACGGTCCTACTGCGGGACATTTTGATAATGTAATTGCAATTTTAGTTAGTAAAGCGACTACTCTTAGTGCGGGTAAGATGTTTTCATTTTCAAGTCCATATTCATCTAAAGACCCTAACTTTACAGGTGCAACGGTTAATAGTATTGGAAGTACTCAGTTAACGGGTACTACGACAATACCAACTACGTTAAGTGGTACTTACGCAAGTCCGACTAACCCATTGTCGAACATACCATTTTCATATTCGACACCTACTATGTATAACACTAATGTTAGTAAAACAATATATTACACATATCCGTCAGATATTGAGTATTTCCAAGTAATAACGGGAATGACCGTCGCTCAGTTTAGAAGTTTAGTACCTGCAACTCGTTTCGCGAATAGTTTTGGGGATATTATTGAAAGTACTTCGACTATTACTAGTCATACGGGGATTTTTAGTGACACGGTAACTGTGACACCTATTGATTTTATATCACAAGATAGTAAGGTATTAATAATCCAAAGAGGTGTTGACCCTAATTCATTTAGTGTTCAAACTAAATTTGACCTGAGTCGAGTTTTTGGATATACATCAATTAACCAACCAGATTGTTTAGTTATCGGGGATTATAAAGTTAACGTTCCGATTAAGAATTCGACACTACTCGCGATATCGTCACCGTTGAATATGTTTGACCACGATTTTGTTCCTGGTATGAATAACAACACTCCTAATAATGGGTTTGATTTATATTTCAGTTCTCAATTTTTTGAACCCGCAAATTCACCGTCATATTATTATACGGGGTATACAACTAACGCTCATACGTTTTATTCTAGTTTAGATAATACTAAAGTGATTCCGTCGGTATTTGTACCCTCACCACCAGCAACGGTTTTGAGTCCATCTAAGATTGATAATACAATATCATCACCTAGACGTTTACTTAAATCGTTATCAAGTCAAGCTTTGTATAGTGGTACACTAACCCCTGGAAAATATAATCCTAGTGAATTTGTTGACGGAGGTGCGTATGTGTTTACCCAATCAACATCATACCCTAACAATTTAAAATCATATTATTATAGTCCAGGATATAATACAGGTAGTACTTTAAGTATGTCTTATTATAAGAATAATGTTATGAGAAGTGATAGATTACCTACTTCTGATTTTCAAACAACTAATGGTAATAACACCTATTTCTTACAACAAAATCCTGCTTTGACCGTATACACTTTCTCCACTAATGGGATTATAGTTGCAGGGGCAGGTCAATCAAACGCATCTTATGCGGATACCTTTGAACCTACTGACAACGCGTTTGAAAGTAATAGTGCTTTAAATACGTTTACTTGTAGTAAGATGGTTTCGTTAAAATGTTATGCGGGTAATGGTTTAAATATTACTGTTGACCCTACGTGTAAGAACAATGACTCGGTAACTGATAATGGTTGTTATCGTTTTTGTCCTCGTTGTGGAGACATTAATGATATTTTTGGACCAATTGCTGGAATGGGTAAAGACCTTGAAAACTTTGGTGAATATATTCTTAGATTCAAGTTTTTCTTTGCTTTATGTCAAGGAGTTTTAAGTCAGGTCTTTAATAATAATTGGGTTAATGGTGTCTTATTTGCTTATCCATTTAAAATTAATACTTACTATAATAGTAAGAATAAAGTTAACGGTCGTGAGTATTGCCGAGATATTGTTTTCCTACACCCAACAACAAATACGTTTTATTATAGAAGTACTCCTTGGGACGGTAGTAATTTTATCGGATTTAAATCAAGAGGTGATAATGGAAAAGGTTCTAACGACACTAATTTAAAGTATCCAACAACTCTCATTAATTTAGGGCCTAGAGATTCATTTATGAAAGAGATTATTTTAAATGGTAATTTTAACGGATATAATATGAAAGAGTTTTCCGAAACTTCATATAATGATACTTCGGATATGGTTAACTTATTTGGTATTATGAGAATACTTGACTCAAGTTTTTTGGCAAATTTCTTTGGTAACCAAATTACTAAATTATTTTCAAGAAGTGGTAGAAAGGTTGACGCAGATTTTGCTCAGTCAGTTGCGGTTAACTCTCAAATTGGTGTGGTACCATTGGATACCTCTTTTTATACCACATCACCATCATCACCAGGTGGAGCTTCGGTTATTGCCGCAGGGGGAAGTTCGAGTAGTATTATGATGGGTATTATGTATACTTCAAGTACTGAATCAATACAAGTTAGAGATTTTATCTCACCCGTTAGAACAATTAGATGGAATCCATTAACAAATGATTTTGCTTATGATTATACGGAAACTAAGTCACAACTTACACCTCATTATATGTGGAGATTAAATTCAGGGCCTACAATTTTTGGTACACAAACTAATAATTGGGCAACATCACCTAATCCCTCAAGTATTGCGGCTATTAAGTACCAACAAATGGATAGGTTGCCGACACAAATACCTGGTAGTCCATATCCTGTATGGAACGCTTCGGTTAATGAATATAATGCACGTGGTTATTTATTTGCGAGTAATTCTAATGATATGGCTTCAATAACTTACAACTATTCGGCGCCGACTATCCAAGGAAAAACGGTATTAGGTGGAGCACCTTGGTATTTTTATTTTGGATTGAGAAAGGGTAACACCGCCATAAACAGATTTTCAAATAAGTTCATAGGAACAACAGGTTTAAATGAGTAATCAAATTGAAACAAGAATAGTATTAGGGTCTAAAAGATATAAGACCGCAATTGATACGGATTTAGGTATTAAAGTACCTCTAGAAAATACTCAAAAAGAAATTGATGAGTTTGATAGAAATAATCGCATCAGTTTAGCTCAAGTATTTGATGACGAAAGACAGGCGTCAACTACTTTTAGACTTAGTGCTAATATGGATTTTATGTTTTATAACGTGTATAGTGGAAGTACGGGATTACTTGACTATAAACCATTCACGTACAATATGTATTATGTGAACCAATTAAGTTCATTTAACACAACTATGTGGACAGGTTACCCATTATACAATGAATTTGATTTTATAAGAACAGATAATAATGTACCTGGATATACTACAACATCAGGTACGGTTCAACCTCATATATATTTTGTAAATAAAAGCGCGACAACATATAATTGGACTCAATACATTAGTTACGCATATCAAAACGATTATACTAAACGATTAGAATATTATGAGGAGGACGGTGGTACTAACGGATGGGCTGCGGGTGACGGTATTCCTTTCTATA